ATGTCTGGACTGATCAATCCACATGCGGCCCCGGAAGAAGCAGCCTATGCGCTGCTGATTGAGCTCGTTCGCGCCCAGCGCGTGCCGCAATATGAAGGCGAAATTTCCGGCCTGCTGGCGATGTACGACGAAGCCGTTAAACACTTTAAAGAGAAAGAGACCGAGCGTTAGGCGTGGACATCGTGGTGCGAGAAAAGTGTGACGCCTGCGGAAGCCGCGCAGGCGTTGGCTGGATAGCGGCTTGGGTCATCAGCTGCCGCGGTAGGTAGAGTATCCGTACTGACTGAGCAGCAGCGGGATATGCAGTTTTTGATTTTGCTTTGTGACATTGAAAATAACCGGAATCACCGGGAAGAACGTATTCATATTTTGGCTTTTAAAATAGTCACCGGTTTTAAACGTCACTTTATACACCCCCGGCTCCATATTCTCCGCCTGCGGATAGAGCGATTTAATCCGCCCATCGGCATCCGTTTTACCGGTGGCGATATGCTGCCAGCTCTCCCCCTGCTGTTTATCCAGCTCAATCTGCACCCCCGGTGAAGGGAGCCCGGTTTGCTGATTAAGAATGTGTACGCTGAGCGTCCCCTCTGGCGCCGCCAGCGCGCTGAAGCTGAGCAGAGAAATTACGGAGGCGATAACTAATTTCATAATCGTGACCTTATTGGGCAAGTGAAAGTGCCCTAACTATAGTCAGCGCGGCGGGGAAAAAAATTAAACTTTTTGTTATCAGTTTGAATTGATGGGTACTGTCTCCACACACAACACGCTGAACCGGTTTCCTCGTAAGAAGAGGAAGTGTCTTATGAGTAGGTAGCCCCGTGCTCTTAGTAACAGGATACGGTGACACTAAGTCTATCAGGCAGGGGAAATAGATTTGCTGGGTTCAAATATCACAAGGTAAAAAGATAAACGCCGTGGCCTCTGCCGCCTCTACCAGAACAGTGCTTACTGCAAATGGGCTGCAGTATTCGAAATAATCATTTAATATTATTTAAACTACTATTCCAGTGTAAGTAATCACCTGGTTCAGATATTGATCGTTATCATTGATTCTCTTGTCGCCACGCCTTAACCATCTCCTTTGTTACCTCTTTCTTGTAGCAAATAGGTGAGTACCCACCAGCTTTGCTCCAGGCACTGCGGCCACCGCACGAGCTGCCGTTCCGGGCGGTATTGAAGGGACAGGCACAAGTACCGGGGTAGGATGCGACAGAGTCATCAATAATCCTTTGACTGACCTGATCATCGCTTAAGGAATTCGATTTGGCGATGGAAATATCTGATGCAAAGACGCACACAACAGCGAATACGGAGATGGCGACGAATTTGATGTTCATTCGGATCTTTCCAGGCAGTGGATGAACATCGAGGGTATGCTTTCAAATAGTGTTCAATATTGATCTATAACAACTGTACTTCACGCCAGCTTAAAATGCGATAGTTAACCCAGTCAGACAGAACCTAAAGCTATAATGACTATTAGCCTGTTACCGGCAACATATTTTCACATTCCTGCAGAGCGCTTATTCTGCACTCAGCTATAACCAGCATTAACCATTCTGTTCGATATTACAGAGCAGTAATGCTGTACTCTGACTGGCCATCGTCCGACAGATACTACAAGACATTAGAATCATCGAAATGGTCCGTCGATATGCTCACCTGGCACCTAACCATTTAACTGAGCACGCACGTCAAATTGACTCAATTTTTGCAAATTTTTGCAGAAGATGTCCCAAATATGTCCCACAAGGAAAAATCAGCGACTGGAGGAAGTTGATAAGTGATTGATTATTAAATGGCACGCCCTACAGGATTCGAACCTGTGACCTACGGCTTAGAAGAAAGTAGAGCGTTAAATAACACACTGTAATCACACATTTTTTCCGCGTTCGCATCCGGTTTTGTGTCGTTTCGTGTCGTTTGAATACATCCCTGTCTTTATCGTGCATTCCTGTCACGCCACATCTACGACACAGCAGCCTCGAGCTGACAGCAACTAAACAACCGCATTGTCCTGGCGAACATCGCAGATAGTAAACGTCACGACCCCGATGACAGTAACATCGTCCAGGGCTTCACCCTCGATCGCTTCACCATCTTCGGTAATCAGCGCCTTTCCTCTCAACGTGGCAAGCTCCGTCCCGCCGCCGTGCTGGATCAGAACCTGACTACCCTGCTTTGGCTTCAGGGAAATATCCAGCACAACATAACCGCCAGAACGCTCGAACAGGAGCGTGTTCGGCCCGACATTGCAGATCGAGTTAACAGACAGACGCTGCTCGACGTAGTCTGACGCCGGCGAAGGAAAGCCCATTAGATCACCCTCCCCATGTTGGCCATCATCCACAGCCTGTTTTCGCTATGGTCGGTAGTTTTGTCGACAAAGTACGTCTGCTCTCTAGATATCCACGCATTAGCCTCTGAGTCGGTAAAGTGCATCCCATGCCGGCGCAGCGCTGACACAAAATCCTTTGTATACAGATACTGGTAGCCTTTGGAGTTGCGCAATACCGACTCGCGAAAAGCCTGGTTGATGTCTGACTGACGGTGCATGCCCTGCCCTCCTACAAAATACTGTTTTTATATACAGTAGTTTCATTGGCGACATGAATCAATATGTGCAAGAAAATTTGTGTTAATTCAAATAAAGCAGATGGGTTGCAAAAAATACAACTTATTGATATATATTGGCTTTACCTTTGATTAATCACTTGAATATGAAACATACTAAAGAAGCAATTTACCGCAAAATTCTTCGCAAGTCAGAAGGGTTAGGGATTGAGTTGTGCCGCGATGACATTGATTGCGAAGCGTTTCTGTCTCATGGGTGGATCGAGGTCTCTGACGGCGTAAATACTTTGCTTGTAGAACTAAAAGAAAGCGGTAAATTAGAGTATTTTTCTTGTATAAGACATTGTTAAATAAAGACGAGTCAGAAAGTTTTCTCGCCTTTAAAAATGAAGATCATATAAACAACTTCCCTATCAACGATTATCTCATTTACCAAATTACAATAATAAATTTTTCCTAGAGCCTAATAATAAGGCCTCCAGTAAAAAAGGAGGCCTTATTATCTTTATGGCTTGTAGTAAACAGGACGGACACCAGAGTTAGATTGACCAACTGAAGTACGTCCACGGTTAGCGAGTAGCGCGTTGATACCGCCGCCTGTACCGTTCGAATATGCACCGCCCCGCAGTGTCATCACCTCGCCTCCTTTTGAGTACGACAGCGAATCATCGGAAACCAGGCCCGCCAGCGGGAACAGCATCAGTCTGCGCAGCACTCTTAGCGCCGCTTCTGCTACCGGCGTAGCACCCGGATTTCGGGCGCTCGTAAACAGCGTATTCTCACCATAAACCAGTGTGTAATTCCCTGTTCCCGATATGTCGATCCGCACGGAGTTGGTCGTGGTCGGCACCCAAGAATCGGTCCCGGCGGTCCCCGTACCGGTAGGCGTCAGCAGGGAGCCGTCGACGCCGCTCACTGCCTTCCACGCAGTTGACGACAGGGAGTGGTCAGTAGACCCCATCGCCGCATTGTTATTCGCCATTACCTGCAGCTCACCGCCACAGAAACGGACACCAGTAACCGCCTCCCAAATATTGCCTGCTAAGTCTGCAATTCCTGCATAGTCACGGTTGTGACGCCAGCCAACAGGACCGGAACCTGTCAGCGTCAGCCCTGTTCCGGATTCTACCCCGGCTGTCTTGCCATCAGCCCGCCGCCCCTTTTCACTGATATTGTCAGATGACAGCCCCCATTTTGTGTTGCCGCGCGGGGAATGGCCCTGGGAATAGCACAGTAATGCGATTGCCGCCCATTCAGCGTTAGTCATGGCGTGCCAGCCCGGACCCGCAGCTTGCGCCAGGCCGATGCCGTCACCGTACGCAACCGATACCGCTGGAGCGCGGTCAGGAAGAGACAGCAGCTGGCCATTTACAATGCTCCCTGGATATGTCCCAACGAATATCTGATCAACCTCGACGCCATTCACAATAAATGCCGGATGCGTTCCCGAACCCAGCGATGCATCAATCGTGCTGACGTCAAATTTGGGAATAATATTCACAAACGACGGGTCACCGGCGCTGGTATAAAGTACAGTCTGCGCACCGCCGGAGGCAGCTTCAACGGCGCGACGTAATGAATCCTGAATTAATATAGTCATTTTTTTATTCCACAATATTAGAGGTTGTGACGTACGGGGCCGCTGAGCTGCTGATGTTCAGCGCACCTTTTGTTTTCGCACGGGTATCCAGTTTCATATAACGATTGACGCGGATATTCCGGCCCTCCAGGGTTATATCGACACTGTAATTTTTTGATGCACACTCAATGATGTTATTAATACTGATGTTGCTGACATTACCTGCCTTATAGCGGGAAGCATCACCAAACCCGGCATACGATTTCAGGATTGCATTAACTTCATCCCAGCCACGGCCTGGAGTCATATAGTTGACGCTGCTGATACCACTGATTGTCACGTTGTAGATTTTAAACTGCGTGGTCAGAATGGTGCTGACCTGCTCGTTACCAGTAAGACCAATATTTGTAGCAGTGATATCGTGAATATCATTACTGGTTCCCACAGCCTCATTCCCAGCCCACCCGTACCAGAATGGACAGGTTGGATATATCCACTGACGAATTGAACCCTCAGTAGGGATATTGGCAGTGCTGTATTTCAGAGAATCATCGCTGTTGACCATCGCTAAACAGTCATCGCGCGCATAGCCGAAAATTTGGCGTACCCGCATATAGCTGGCGCCGTTTGTAAAATGAATCCCGTCGCCGTTTTTGTTCGGCTGCCACAGGTCAATATCATGGATATAGCCATTTTTAGAACCGTACCCGAAATCCGTTCCCCAGTTTTTTACGTTCTGGAGTTTGAATCCGCCGATTTCAAAATTCTGCGTACCGTAATAAATCAGCCCCGTACCGCGCCAGCCATATTCGTCGCCAATCCAGTAGCGTGGACCGGCCCCTGCTGGAATATCAGCATAGTATGCCACGTCAGCACCGCTTAGTTTCGGGTAACCTGTGCCAATCAGACGGATGTTATCCGTGATTTCCAGGTCCAGGCACAGACCAAAGGGGTCGTCAGGAGTGATAATAACCCCTGCAGCACGAAACAGATTGTCATGCACGCCGTCCTGCAATTTAATCTCAACATTGTCGAGAACAACCCAGACATTACTGCGGTGAATTACGGCTTCGGAGATGATGAACTGCTTTTTGACATAGTCAGATGACAGTATTAACCAGCCACCTCCGGCATCATGCACCCAGTCCATTGCATTCTGGATCCACTCAATATCTGTATCGCCGCTGAAATCCTGCAGCCAATACTCATTCGGGTATTCCAGTCCGAGGCGCTCGCGCTCTGACGACAGCAACTTATGTAGCTCGTCCTTGTAAACATAGTTGTAATAAACAATCGATACAGCAGACCAGTTCGGCGTTCTGTCGGTGATTATCTGCTGCGCCCAGTACGCGGCGTTTTCAGGAATAATCACATAGCCCGAACTGGAGAAAACCGGACGATATGCGATCAGTTTTTTGTCAGCATCAAAGAACACAACATTATACAGGCTGCTGCTCTGCCCCGGCGATGAGGCTACAGGCAGACCACTGAACAGGAGCCTGCCGCCGGTGCAGGAATACAGCCCGGTGGAATAGTTAACGATCCCGTCCTGTGTGATTGAGCTGGCGTTAATGTTGCCGTTGTCCAGACGGACCGGGATTAAATCCGCCTTCGTCAGTTTAATAACCGCATCCGCTGCCCGGCCACGGAAGCGGTGGTCAATCGTCAGGGCCGCACCAGTCACATCAGCAGAAGAAGATGCGCTCTGGTCCAGCGTGTTCGCGACAACAAAGCCGTCCTGCGAAATTTCGCACTGGTAATGCCGTGCCTGATACCCCGCATATGACGCGCACATGATCCCCAGCGGACCCACATATGCTCCGGATGCATCGTACAGCGCAGCTGCGTGACCTGCGGTTGCCGATGTGGTGTACACCGTGAGGCGAACAACGTCCCCCTTGCGAACTGGGATCATCCCAGTCCTGCGGTAGCGTGTATCGGTGCCAAACGACCCATTGGATGCGCTGACCGTGCCGGGAACTGAAAATGCCGCATATCCATACTGTGACGCGCCGTCAGGGGTTATGACCTTGGACGCCAGCGTGTTCAGCATTTCAGTGCAAATCTGGACGGAGGAGACCAGGCCGGATAGCCCGGAGGAATTTTTCCGGTTTTCCGCTGACAGATTATTAATTGACTCCGCCAGCACGTTAAACCCGGTCATCAGATTCTGCACTGTATCGCTGCTTTCAATGCCTGATCCCGCGTTTTCGCCGCCCTCCGCCATAACGTGCAGCGCCGTCATTAAACGCTGGACGGTATCTGACATGAGTTCAATCGCGGCCCCGGATGGCATCTTCCGTCCGGTAGCAGTCAGGGTGCCACCATTGTTGATGTACTCATCGGCCAGAGAGCTTCCGTCCTGACTGCGGACATAAGTTGTTGAACCTGAGGGAATATTCGCGATGTCTGCCTGAGCATCAGCAAGCGTCATATACTGACGACTGAGAGGGATCAGGTTCTGCCGGGTTTCCTCAACGACTTTATCCCCTTCCGCCTTAATCCCGTCTACGGTGTAGTGCTCAACACCGAGGCGATCGGTGTATTTCAGGTCGGTACTGGTGACAACTTTATCCAGCATGGCGCCGGCATAAACTGCGTCCCGGATATCCGTGCTCGGAGCAGCGTTATCAGTGGGAGTTGGTAACGGTACTTCTGCCATTGTGCATGTCGCCCTATAAAAGGCGCACGAAGCCCTCAGAAATTAACCTGATGGTGTGCGCGAAGGTTGGTAATTACTGCTGTGTGTTACGGATAAATCGAGTCTGAATACTCAGTGAGTGAGAGGGTTTGAGTATCGTCACCGTTGGGTTTAGCGCTATCGACGCGCCAGATTGTGGAGTTCAGTTCCGAGTCGGTGGCAATGAAATAACGGCTGGGGTTTTGCACATTTTCGCGGTCATAAATGTTCAGATCGAAGGTATCGGCTGCAGCCTGAAATGCTTTGGGCTTGCCGCTTACCGGATAGGCCCGCCAGCGCCCGCGGTAATTTCCGAGGCTGTCGGTCATAACCACCCACATATCGCCGAGAGAAAAGTCGAGACGCTCTGAGGTCGCAAATACGTCTCCGGATCGCCCGGTGATATAACCGGTTTGCTGCGCGTTGTCGTACATGTCAGGACACTGAACCACCGTGCCGCGAACAACCTGGGTCTCTTCGAGCACTTTCACCGTCATGGTCAGGCGTGAATAAAGGATTTTTCTCGCCTCAAGCCAGGCCCGATCGGTTGCCTGAATGGCGTTGCGGCAGCCGTCCAGGCTGATCTGCATCGCATTAACCGTGGCGTCCTCAACCTCAGTGATGCCGCTGCTGTCGATCTGCAGGTAGATGTACGCCTTCTTGTTCGTCAGCGGGTCAACGTAATCCAGCGCCACGCCGTCGTAACCACCAGGGAGAGACATTTGCCAGGCTACTTTGTACTCGTCCCAGAACATGTTAGAACGCGCAAAAACCGCATCGGGATTTGCCACCCTCTCATCACGCCAGAATGTCAGCACATCGCCGATGTTATTGCCGTCAACGCGGGCCACATTGGCGATCGTCGCTATGCGCTCACCAAGAGGCTGTTTCTCATCCGAGAAGGTGTAATCGAAATACCCTAGCGCCTCATCCGGCAGCGAATCGGCAATGGCATACAGAGCGGCGACGTCGATACTCGCCACGTCCTGCTTACCCACAACCACCCATTCGTGAAGGATGGCGTCGGCAAAAGAACGACTCGGCCGCAGCGTGTAATCGACCGCGCCGGTTGTCCGGTCGTAGCTGATGGTATGCCGCTGCGCCAGCATATTATACTTCTGCTCACGGTTGCTGTTGCTGTCATTCGAGCCCTTGATCGTGATGCGGGCAATTGTGTCCTCCGGATACACGACGTTTTCGCGCACGTTCACCGCATGGATCGCCATCAGTGTCACAACGTTAGCGTCATTGCTGTTGTCGAGGCGCTCGATGGTGACAGCGTAGCGCCCCGCCCCGGCCGCCGGAACGAACTTATGCGTTGTGCGGAAATACCGGGTCGTCACCTGGAAGTCGTTATCGAAGAAATAATCGTGCTGCTCCGACGTACCAGGTACCTGATTGTTGTCGTCATCGACCTGCCAGAACTTGATCCGGTATTGCGTTGTGCCGGCCGTCGCGCCGAGCTGAACCAGCACATGCACCCAGACCTGAGTGGAGACGATCGGCGACACTGATGGCCCGATAACCAGAGGGGTCTGGTCGTTCAGAGTGAACAGCGTCGGGTTGATAACCGCATTGCCCGGCAGAGACGTAATTTCTCCCGAAAGCTCGCCGATATAGAACGTCGTGTAAGAAAGCGTGTCGTCGCCAATAAAGCTCTCAGAGGAGATGATATTCCCGGCGCCGGTGACATTCCGCGTGACGCTTGTGCCGCCATCGTTCCAGGTGGCATTGATGACGAATGACACGGGATGAGGTACCGCCAGCGCAGCAAAATAGCTGAAGTTGTCATCGTTCGACAGCACAATGGCTTTGAGCTGATTACTCTCGATCGCCACCGATGTCGGCGCCGTCGTGGTAGCGGTCTGGGCCGGGAAGTCCTGGCTTTCATTCAGGCCGGGGACTGTCTCGTTATCGACGTCATCGAACTGATACCCGACTTCAATCGTGCCGATCACGTCACCCGGGTTATAAATCGCAGAACTGGCTCCCGCCAGGCTGCCGAGGTTCGATTCCGAGTAGCGGATCGATGAGATGGTGTACCGTCCGTAACCGACCTCGAACCACTCCGTCAGTTGTTTGTTATTGTCGACGAACTCAAACAGCGCCTCCTGAATCAGGTCAGGGAAGACGCGGCACTGGCCGTAAATGTTCGGGCGCCCCTTGTAGAGTCGCGCGCGGTTCGTCTGGCCTGTCAGGTCATTATTGGGGGATTCGCCTGTCGCCACCGATACTGACGCGCTGGGCTTATTTGACAGGCCGAACACCTTCAGTGCGCCAGAGAGGATTTTCGTGACCGGACGCAATATCGTGGTGATGAGTTTGCCAACCCCACCCTCTGGCTGGTCGAACACAGACACCACGTCACCGGATCGCAGTGGCCGGCTGATATCGTAATCGTCCGGCAGCGCTCGGCCATTCAGTTTCACGATAACATCGCGGTGCAACTGCAGGGAATCCAGCAGGCTCACCAGTGTTGTGCCGGCATCTACCGTTCCCCGCTGCAGCGGCGCGCCAGGCAGCCTCTGTAACTCATATCGCACCATGCACCATGTACTCCACTTTGCTGTAAACCTTCAGTAATGCCAGCGGGCTGTCGCAGCGTACGAAGCCGAATTCGCCGCGGGAATGCAGGCACTTAACCGGGCTGATCATCACACCGATATGCGCCGGCACGTCGCCTCGGTAAAAAACCGCGATGCAGCCGATGGCGGCAACCGGCACACGCCGCCAGTGCGCGTGCTCCTGTTCGTAGCAGGTGATGAAATCCGCGCCCGATTCGTAGCCATCGATGTGATGTAGCTCCAGGCCGAGCACATGCCGGTAATACAAAACGACGAGTCCCCAGCAATCCATCTGCTCAAAACTGCAGGCGCGATTAGCCCAGGGCTTGCCGTTAACAAGCCCGATAAAGTCGCTCTGTGTCATACGGTGATTAGCCCGGGATAGTCTTTCGTGGTGTAAATTATGGAGTTGGCCAGCGTCAGCGGATTGGTCTTGCCGGCGGTCACGGTGACGTTGCTGGCATCGGCTGAAATGTCGTTCACGTAAAGCGTCCAATCTTTCAGGGATGATGCATCACCGATCGCATTCCACTGCTGATACAGGCACTTTATCGGCGTCATGCGGGCGGCCCCGCGCCAGCTTTTCAGTGTCTGCCGGACATGCTCCGTCGCGGCGACAAAAGTGATCGTCATTGATATGACCGCCGTTCCGTCCTGCGCTGGCTCGGTCACGCTGAACCGCGCAGGCTCGAACGAGTTACCGCCAAACGTCGCCGGACGAAACAGGTTATTTACCACCCGGTAATAACCAAACGCAGGGTGATAAAACTCCACCGTCTGTTTGATGTCGCTTGCCGGCCGCCGCTCCTTCCACTCTCTCAATGTCGGCATCAGTCAGCCCTCGGCATAACTTCGGTGATCAGGTAATCCAGCCAGTATCCGTAGCCAGGCTGGGCCTCAACAATCCAGTCGTCGTAGTCCTCAGTAATGTCCTCGATACCGTTGCTGATGACCGTTGCGGTCCAGGTGACAATGTTGCCGTTTTTGCTGGTCTGCACCGGCATGTCGACGAAATGCAGAGTCTGCTGCTGAACGCCCTGCGTATCACCCAGGTCGATCGGCATCTGGAACCAGTTACGCCCGCGGTCGCAGTACGTCGGCGAGCGCAGCCATGACTTAAATCGTTCAGCCTGGGCAAGCGTGAATATCCACTGCAGCGTCCATGTCGCCTTAAGGTCCGTAGTGATCGGCGTGATTATCAATGGACCGACTGCCGTCTGCGTCGTCTGCCAGGCTGTATCCTGCGTCATGTTCTGATCGGCGCGCTGGGGAAGCGGCAGGAACGGAGGGTATTGAACTGTTGCCACGTTTCCTCCGGGCATTAAAAAACCCGCCGGAGCGGGTTTGGTTTAGTAAGCACCTTGCGCTTTTCTTCCGAGGCCAAAAGCGCTCTGAATTGCTGAGGACATTGGTCCATTGCGATCAACATCGGTAAGAAAACCCTCTACTGTCACGACACTACCTTCCTGGCTGGCCTGCGCCTGGAATGAATGCTGGCCACCACTTGTCTGGTCATAAAACAGGATGTTTACTTGGACCTGTCCGCCATTCATATCCTTATTGCTGATAACCTTCCCGTTATCGCCGGGGATCATGTACTGCTTGCCGGTGCTGGCTTGGTAAATCTCTGGCTTGCCTTTCTCGCCGACCTGATACAGGCCGCCGGCTGATACCGGGCCGCCATTGTAGCGAGCACCAGATACAGTGCTTAGAGCCATTGATGTTGCCAGCCCAGAACCATAGGCCACGGCCCCCACTTTTGCGGCTGCACCACCTGTCGCCACGGAGGCGGCATAGGCTGCCGGTGTCCATGCGTTGGTTAACAGGGATGCCTGTAGCAATCCGTTAGCAGTTGATGCCGCACCGATTGTCTGTCCGATGATAAAGTTTTTTAGCATCTCAACGCCGACCTGAACAATGCTGTTGATCACGCTGTTCAGGATGGTATTGCCGAGTGACTGCATCGCCTCCTGTGCTGACATTGTGCCGGTTAGCAGGCCGGTGATTGCATTGGAGGCATTCCCGCTAAAGGCGTCAACCGCACTCGTCAGCATGTTATAGCCGAGGCTTTGCTGGCTGAGGATTTCCCATTGAGCTGCGATCCGCTGCTGCTCATACTGCCGGTCAGCGGCATTTTTCAGCGCTAATGCATTCTCATGAGCGAGAACCCCTTGCTGCTCGAACTGCTGAATCAGCGCCAACTCCTGCGCGTGCTGGTTGGCCAACTGCTGCACCGGGTCAACTTCAGCAAGTGCCTGCTGAGTGGGATTAACCACCTGCTGTGAGCGTATTTTGGCAAGGTTGGCCTGATGCTGCTGCTCCATCTGCTCAGTGGCTGCGTTGTACTCCTGCAGATCAATCTTCCCGGCGTTCAGCGCCGCTTTCAGGTTCTGCATGGATTCAGCGTAGGATTTATTCTCAGCCTGTTCAGGAATGGCATTAAGCGCCTCTGTTACCCCCTTCGCCGCTGCGGCTGCATCCCATGCGGCTGCTGCGTATTTGCCTGCTTCATGGATTTGAGCCTGAGTAGCCGATTTACCGAGAGACTGCTGTGCACGCAATATCGCCTGCTCACGGCTCAATTCCTGAGTTGAGTCCGCTGCAAGCTCAGACTGCTGGCGAAGGTTTTCGAGTTTTTGAGCTATAGACTCAGCGGTGGAAGCAGACTGCTTCCCGGCTTTGTCGCTTTCCTTCCTGGCCTCCGTAACCCGGTAGGTTTCGGCGTATTCGTCCTGCAGCGCTTTTATTCGCTTAGGATCGGCCACACCAGCATCAGCTGCATCATATTGGGCCTGAAGCCTGGCTCGCGCCTCGCCTTCAAGTTTGGCCAATGCAAGCCGGCGTTCAGAGTTTTGAACCAGCTTCTTGGTTGCGGCGTCATCGCCTTTGGTCGGAGGCGCATTAAACTGGTTGCTTCCGGCGTCCTTCTGAGCCTTTGCTCGAATGTGGGCTATTTCCCCCTCGATCTGCTTCAGTTGCACTGCTGCCTGCGCCCTTCTGGCCTGAAAAACTGAGTCAGTTTCATACCATCTCTGGCCGTCTTTCAGCTCATTGTTCAGATCCTGCTGGAGCTTGATCAGCTTCGGCATTCTTGAAGAATCGCCGACATTGTTGTTGTAGTAATTGAGGTTATCCGCGACGCTCTGCATCAATCCTGCAAGGGTCGTAGTCAGGCCTATTGCCTGGTTCAGGTCGTTAATGGCATTTTTGAAGGCCACATCGAGGCTGTTCTTTGCGCGATCAATGCTGACCGGCATTTTATCGAACTCTTCATTGACCGACTGCGACTGACGTTGAATGGCGTTCAGAGCATCCTGAGCCGTCAGTTTACCTTCCAGCATTCTCTTGCGAAGATCGCCGAAGGGTATACCTAGCCCCGCTGCAATCTGGCGAGCAAGTTCAGGCATCTGCTCAAGAATAGAGTTGAACTCGTCAGCACGAACGATACCACCAGAAATAGACTGGCCGAACTGTCGCAATGCGTTTGCCATTTCCTCAGTAGAGGACCCACCGATCGTGCCAATTTTTTGCAGTGTCGATGTCAACATGAGAATTTGCGAGTTAGTGGCGCCAGTTTCCTTTAACGCTGTCGTCAGTGATTCCCATAACCTCTCAGTTTCTGACAGGCTATTACCTGTTTGAGCCGCGATTGCAGACAGGGAGGCAAGTGTTTCTTTGGCCACGTCAATGCTGGGGCTTAGTCTGGCTATCCTCGCCTGGAGCGTAACCATCTCGTCGCCGATGGCGATAAGCTTCTTCGCTGCATCAATGGTGAAAGCAGCTGCAATGGCAACGCCAACTTTATTTAAAGCACCTTCAAACCGCCCGGCAGATCGTGACGATTGCTCAAACTTGGCGTCCATTTGGTCAAGACGCTTATTAACCTGCTGCTGCGCTTGGATCAGGCCGGATACGTTAGCCTCAATGTCATAATAAATTTCACCTGCTTTTTCTGCCATCGCATACTCCGGGCATAAAAAAACCCGCCGGAGCGGGTTTGGTTATTTACAGGCCTTTTGGCCTATATAATACGCTATTGAATTATCAACTATTGGAGACATCCCTTCGTCAGGCTTGGATGCTTTCATCTGTTCCAGCGTGTCTCCATCACCAAGATACTTCACCGTCCACGATGTGCAGTCATACAGGCGCTGTGAGTAGGATGTCCCTGATGGCCCCTCTCTCATGGTCGTGATGGTTGCCATGGAACCATTTAAGCTTTTATCAATGATGGTGTATTTGGCTTTCGAATCAGTTGGAATGCTTATTGTTGTCGCGGAAACTGCACTAAATGACATTAGAGCTATGACTAAAAACACGACCTTTTTCACACCTTCCCCTCCCTCTATAAAAGATGAGCATAATCCTAGCAAACTTTAAAACTCTTTCCCTTATAAAAGGCGACGACATTGCCCGCTGGCTCTGTAACTATTACTTCCGCATGCCTAAGCTCGTTATCCTTGTCGATAGATGTAATCACCTCACCTGTTTTTAAGTTGAATACCTCTAATTTATTGTCATAAGGCTCTCTTCCTTTTGAAGAGCCATAAAAGGATAGCGCCAAATATTCGGCAAACTCAGATAGGGAGCATGAGGTTAGATGGGTCGTAGTAGTTAGCCTAAATACTTCTTTTTGTTGAGCATTAAGTACAATGATAGCTGCCATGATCCCATCAGGATCACGGTGAACACTGAACACAAAAGTCCCATTGAGAGAAACACACCAGGCTTTTACAGAAAATCCACTTCCTACCCTTACCATGAACTGAAACTCTTCGTTTTTTAGGAGAGCTACCGTATTCTCTCGCAGGGTTTCATATTCAGCTCGATCAAAATGCCCTACATGCCATTCGCCGTTTTGGCTTGGCACGCAATTGATGCAGAAATGCTCCATCCAGTAGAGCACTCTTCCATCGGAAAGCTCGATCCCCCTCTCCAGCTTCATCACCTATCCCCGCCGCTTTGTTTTCGACAGATTAGCAGGGATAGGAGGGAACGACAAAACCACCTGATCGTTTATCAGTATTTTCGTCTTCTCGTTGCTGAGTTAATCTAATGGATACGTGAAGGCTTAGCTATCTTGCGCGCTAAAGCCAACACCTATTACATTAAAATTCAAACAATTAACAGACTCTACAGATCTACATTAAGGAGCAGCGATGATTGACTACAATCCAGCAAGAAAAGAAATAAAAGCAGCCAAGAAATGCATTTCAGATATGGAGTCGTCTACTAACTTTGATGACATGGAGCAGCTTTGGCGAGACTGCTTAAATCATATAGAAAAATCATTTACGAAACTTCTCAATGCAATCAACCCAGTAAAGGGACAGTTTACAAATGCATTCTCAAAAGAATATGCGATAAAAGGTAGCGATGATTTACTACGCTACATTAAACAAGCGCGAGACTGCGACAACCATACCATAGGCGACATATCTAAGAAAGTTCCAGCTAGCACCACAATCAACCCTGCTCCAGGCTCAAACTCTCTATATATCAAGAATCTAAGTATAGATGGTTTTGGTAATATGCATTTTGAAGGTGGCCCTGCCTTGATACAGTTCCATCCTGAATCAATTGAAGCAATAGCCGTAACGAGTAGAAGTGGTACGTATGACCCGCCGAAGAGTCATCTAGGAAACCCAATAACATCCACTAAACCTGTTGATCTTGCAAGGGCGGGGATTGCCTTTTATGAGAACTGGATAGAAGAATCCAGTAAAAAATTTAAATAATTTCAGCCACCTAAATAGTTATAGTTTGTATATCAAACGTTTAAAACGGCATGTAAATCACTTTATTGTAAGCATGCCATTTCCCGTTTCATCACAAACATCTTTCTCCAATACATTGAAACAACTCCATTTTTTTAAGATTATGCTTGATTTTTTCTTTCGAGAATCGGCCGTTTGCCTTTTCGCATGCTGCGTTATAAGCGTTTGCTGCTGAGACAGGGTCATCAAAGTAACCAAGATGGTGAAACTTATAGTCGATGGTGATTCCTGAGACCCACTTCCGCTCTCTTTTAGCCCAGTACACCCCAATAAACCCACTCTTATTTGACTTTGTGGCCGTAAGGTTATTCATGTTATCTCGCCTTCTGGCAAGCCGAAGATTCGAGATCCGATTATCAGTTTTGTCCATATTGATATGGTCCACATCACCGACTGGCCACTCGCCATAATGCATAGCCCACGCCAATCTATGGCTATAGTAGAGGCTATTGTTTATCCTGATTGTCAGATATTTATTAGTTAATGAGCCGCACTGCTTACCCGCGAACTTAGCGTTAAAAGTACTATGCGCTCTTTGTGACGAGAATTCTTCCCTCGCCCTTTTCTTCCAAGTAAATACTCCTGTCGAAGGGCAGTAGTCTAGAATGCACTTCAGATAACCAATATCGATTTCTTTCATACAAACCTCGTAGCAGGCTCCGTAGATGGTTGGTGCGCCAGAGCGGTCTACGTTCCGCCTTTTCGGGAGCTACCCTAGGCGCTTGTTCATTTTACCAGCTTCTTCAGCTGCAAGCATTGCATTCCAGCGCTTATCATCTTCACTCATTACGGAGTCAAACTCCTCTCTGGTGAAGCCGTTCTGATTGGGGTATTTGGCGTTAATCATCATGGCGAACTCTGTCATCGTGAGGTTCTCGGCCTCTTCCCGGCTTATGCCGAAATGGTTGCGGGCCGCCATGATGTAGTCGGCGGCGCGGAATTCTGCGGTTGTCTCGTTCGTTTCGTAACGCTGCAGCTTGCGCACCTTCGCTTTGCCGATGATGCCGTGCATCATCAGGTTTTGCGCGACGATGACCATAATTTCCGGCGTCATGCTGCCGGGCCGCCAGACAAAGCCACGCTTGCGTGATTTCCCCGGCTTCATCCATCCAACCAGATCGCCGATATCATCGTCACAACATGCTGTCAGTACCGTATGCGCGGCCATGATCGCTTTGCGTGACAGGAGCCCGCTTTGCATAAACCGCAGGACGCAATCAGGAAGGCGGCTGTACTCATCGCGGATATAGGCCTCAGCTGCGCGCTGCGCGAATGGCGTCGCCTCGTCATTGCACAGGTCATAGAACGCCTGAACAATCTCCTCGGGCTCACCGATTCGCGCCATGTTGCGAAACGACGGCCGGAAAAAGAATTCCCGGTCACCGGTGCTGATAACGCATTCGCCTAATTCTTTAATCGGGGTCATAGTCGCTCCATAAACAGTATCAAGGGCGCAGAACGCCCTTTGTACTATTCACGAAATAGTCTGGGGGTTAACTGATGGTGACCGCACAGGACGCAGACGTGATCTTGACTGGTGTCGCGGAAGAGTCGGTGACTTCACAGGTATAAACCCCGGCATCACCGGAAACAGCGCTGGCTTTGTTGAAGGTCGCCGTTGTTTGCCCGCTGACAACCGTGCCGTCTTTCTTCCAGACGTAGGTGTAAGGCGCTGTACCACCCTCAACCACTACCGACATATTCAGCGCCGATCCGGCTGCCACGCTCTTGGTGGTCGGCAGGTTGGTGGTAAACGCCAGCGCCGGTGGAGCGACCTCAAATACCACGGTGTCTGCATCAGCAACTTTCCACTCACCAGAAAAGGTCGAAATATCCGTGGTGCCGAAATCACCAGACCAGGAGGTAGTGTTGAAGTAGCCCATGATATAAGTGCCGGCGTCTTCACCAGTGAAGTCGAAGCGGACCCAGACTGTCGGCTGACGGCCTGCCTGCACTTCATCGAAAATATATTTCGAGATGGCAATAGCGCCGACTTCCGTCGTCTTGTCTTTCTTGCGGAACTCACCTTCTCCTGAGATGGTGAAGTCCATATTGTTGACCAGGTTCTCAACCAGACCTTTCGTATCGTCAGCCTCAGAGGTGACGGTATTCATGGAATAGTCGAAGCCCTTGGTGGTCATGGCGCCGAGTCGCTTCCATTCGGAAAGCGCAGGAACCGTATCAGCACAGCCAAAAGCCATGCGGAGCACGGCCACCTTACCAATCAGCTTGCCGGTGTCATTAGCGCAGCCTTGCATGTATGCCTCTCAATTAAAAAAGGCCGCCTTATGGCAGCCTGATGGGTGATTCTGACGATTATTCGCCGTATGTGCAGGAGACGAGTAGCCGGGTTACTAATCTGCCCTCTTCGGTGGGGATCGGCGCCGGGACATTACCGACAAGCCGCAGCGCGCCAACGCAATCATCGGCGCCGGATTGCGCGCTGATGTACTCGACAATGGCGTTTACCGCGGCGTCAGCAGCATCGGGATTGGCCTTCGAGGAGATCACATCAACCATCACATACCAGTCGCCGCCAAGGTCGAAGGTGATATTGGTGCCGCCGGAAGGCCTGAACACGATGAACTGGTCCGTGTCTTTCCCGGTATCGCGCCATTGCCTCCACTGGACCTTAAACGCTGCGGTAAGCCCCTCAGCCACAAACAGGTCTTTGAGGCGCATATACATCGGAGGGGTCATAGCGAAAGCTCCTTCTTCACCACCGCGTCAATCTGGCTGCGGGTATCCTCGAAGCCCTTCGTTAAGAACTCCTTGCGGGCAGTTGCTCGCCGGAAGTTCTGCTTCACTGCCGGGTCGTGGACATACACCGCATAGTTGGCAGAATAACCAACGCGCCCGGTTACCCTGGTGCCGTTAGCCATGATTTCTCGGAACTGGCTGTTGATGAGCGTCGACGTATCGATCGGGGTGTAAAGCGCGGCCTGCGCGCTGCCGATAAGCATCGCAGACTGGATTGCTCGCACGACTTTACGTCCCTGGACGTCTTTGATGATGCGATCGAGGTTGGCCTTGGCCTGGCGGATGCCGCGAACTTTAGCGCCCATAATCAGACTCCCGTTATAAGTGCGAAATCGTCCGCCAGTCGCTCGAACGTATCTGCGAACTGGACGATCTGCCGAATCTCATCGGCCTCATCCGGCGGAGCCGCATCGGTCGACGCGCCAATCAGGATGTAATCTCCCTCCCGCGCCGTTGCGTACTCGGCCCATATCGTGTTTTTAACCACGATCTCCCGGCCAAGGTCACCGATTTTTGCAGAGAGACCACCCTGGTAGTCGCAGAGGATAGCGATCGGTGCTTCCCACCCGTACGGCTGACCTCCACCGTCGGTATCGCTACCGTCAGCATCGCGTATGCGCCGCCAGATTGTCGCCGTCGCGGTGTATGACCAATTAGCAACCGATGACATCAGTCATCCCTCCATCGCAGCACAACGGCGCCTGTGGCGCGTATGCGGTCGCAGTTGATGTACCACTCGCCGTCGCTTTTCACGTACGCTGTCGTTTGCTCACAGGTATCGGTAATCACCCACACCCGGGTAAACGTCCGCGGCAGTCGTTGCTGAACTGAAACCCACGCCATTAGCAGCCCCCGACCACCATAAACAGGCCCACAGTGTTGCCAGCGCTGATCGGAAGTTCACTGGTGCAGCCGCTGGTATCCAGTTTCGCCAGCGAGTCACGCAGCCAGGTAATGCCGTCGTCTCCGTAATCGAACGAGCGCGACGCTCCTGATGGCGCCCCCTGCGATTTTATTCGCCGGGCACCGGATGACGTCGCCATGAGCGCAGCGGCATACATCAGAATGAGCTTTGCCGTGCATTCGTCGTATCCAGCACCATCGAGGCAAGGGATAATCTTGTTCACCACGCAGAGAATCGGATCGAGCAGAGCGGCCGGGATGGAGTAACCCAATTCACCGAGGAACGCCTGCACGTCTGCCGCTGTGATTGGGTCAGCCATGGTTATTTCGCCTTCTTCGATTTGCTGGCAGATTCTTCCTGCTGCTCTGCCTGCTCTTCAGCATCATTGCCAGGTGTGGCCACTTCCAGCACCTGATCATCATCACTAATGATTTCAACCAGACCAGCGGCTACCCAACGCTTAGCGACATCGCCGCTTACCGAAACCTGAGCACCAACCTCCAGTTTCTGGAGATTGGCACCGGAGAAAAGGTTATCGCTAATCACTTTTACCAGTGCCATTTACCGCCCCTTAGCTGTGTGCGTAGATGACTGATTTTTTGCTGTTGATGTCGGTCTTAACCATCAGCCCAGCTGCGCCCCAGGTACGCCAGATGTAATCGCTGTTGTAGAACGGACGCGGATCGGCAACGGTGCCGAAAGCCTGGCCTACAATCGGAGCAATCACGCCAGCGGTAAGCGGGACAATCAGGATCTGGTTACCGGTCAGCTGAGCGTCTTCTTTAATCGCGGCAATGCCGGACAACTTCAGAAGCTCTTGCAGGATGGTGTCAGACTGATAGTTGTCGCTGAAGTAGCGCTCCAGGTTGGAAATGATGGCGCTCGACACGTACCAGGTCTGCTCGGCGTACTGATTGTTGGTAAGTTTGAGCGTGTCGCGCAGCTTAATTGCTGCGTTACGGATCTGCTCAGCAGTGGCGGATGCGCTGGTGAAGTCGATATTCAGGCCAGATGCGCCGAGGTCAACCATCGCTACACGCTCGTCGTTCTTCAGACCCTTCCAGGTCTTATCGTCGAACTTGATGTAGTTACCTTCCGCGTCGCGATAGCCGTTGTAGATGTAATCCACATACTGGCGGCGCACTTCGTTGGTTGACTCAAACTGAGCGTCAGAGATGATGTCGAACGCATCCGGGTTGTTCAGGCGAGGCTCACGCCAGTGGAACTTGAAGCCGGTATCGTGCACCGGAACCATAGTACCGTCGTACTGGTACTGCACAGCATCCAGCGCAGCGCCGATCTGGCCTGACATGGAGGTGTGAGCCCACATGCGGCCGCCAGACTTGGCGTATTCATACACCGTCTGATTGATGCGCACCGAACGTGACAGCGGCATCAGGTCGTTGAACAGCGTGAACTCAGTGTTCGGCTGGAATTGACGCAGCACGGTCTGGTCAAAGGCCTTGTACAGGTCAGCAGGTGAGCGAACAGCGTTGATGCCGTTGAGATGGTTAACAGCATTAAGGCGGTCGGCGATCTCCTGCATAACGTTGACGCCCTGATGGTTCAGTGCGGCATTACGCTCCATGGTCAGCATACCGAACTGGTATTGGTTCACGGCCAGGTTGCCGGTCTTTTCGCCCAGCGATTTAGAATAAACAAGCATTCAGTGACTCCTTACTTGATCACTACGCGAATGAGATCGCCAGCAGCGGCGGTAATTGAGCGCTCTTCGTCGCAATAGCAGCGATCGTTTTCACCGGTGGCCCACTTCTTAACCTGGCCATTAACGATTGAGAGAGCGTCGCCTTTTTTGTAGGTGCCGGCCGCTGCGCGCACGTTCAGGAACATGCCGGGCAGCGGATGGATGCCAACCAGAAGATCGTCGACAGCAAACGTGTCATCTACCGTTTTGCAGCGCAGATAATCGAAGTCAGCGACATAGATAATTGCTGTCTCGCTACCATCTACCGACACCTTGAAGACGCCAGCATCGAAGAAGCCCAGGGTGCCGGGCTTGACCGCGGTGGCGCGGCCTTCACGGTTGAGCAGCGGATTAGGGAATACGCCACCGGCGTGAATTACATGTTTTCCGTCTTTAGCCATTTTTTACTCCGGCATTTCGCTGACTGATTGGGTATTGGTAGCCTGGCGGAAAGCGCCATTCAGGCCGGTTGAAGTCTGGCATTGAGCAAACAACTCTTTCAGGGGCTCGCCGTCCAGCGCGTTGACAGCGATATCGGTCATGCCAAATTTGGCTTTTACCGCTGCGCGCATGTTGCTCTTCTCGCTTTCCGAGTTCGCGTTGAACTTGCTGTTAAGCGCCATAACCTGATCGGACAGAGCTTTTGCCCAGGCGGGCATATCTTCATTGTTGGCGGCCTGCTCCGTCTTTTTGGGCGCGCCGGTAGCCGGGTCGATTTCGTCGCCGCCATCTTTCTTGGCTGCCGCCTTCTCTGCCGCTAGCTGGTTGTAAGCGTCCATCAGTTCGGCATCGGACTTGCCTTCAGTCGGCTTACCCGCGGCTTGCAGCGCATTGATAATCAGTTCTTTCATCGGATCGTTCTCTCCGTTGGTTTTAATCTCGTACTCAATGGGTTTGCGCACGACTTCTACAGGTTCGCCGACAAACACGGCTTTGCCGTCGTCATCGATGAGGTACTTCTGTTTGAAATACTTGGCTTCATCGCGGTAGATGAAGCTGTCTGGCCACACCGTTTCTGGCCATAGCCACTTATCTTCTGTGTCACCCTCACGCAGCTTGTCGCTGATAGCGCGTGAAATGTCGTCAAAAGAGAAGTTGGAGGCGTTGGTGAAGAAGAATTTGGTCTTGTTGAGCAGACCTTCGCGGGTGCAGTCGATACCATCAGCAAGGCGAGCAACTTCGATCTGCTGCTCATGACCTTCTGAGTTGACGAAGATGCCCACGCCTTCTTCCGGAGTTCCGGCGCCAGGCTCATCGAGCAGCACCGCCACATGGTCAAACATCATGTTGGTGGCGATCTCGTTGTACTTCTTGCCCTTTGACTCGCCATTAGCGGCAATGCCGGAATACAGGAGTCCGGTAGAGATATGGATGGGTTCTGAGTTGGTACCGGCGATCATCTCATCAAGGCGGTTTATCAGGCGCTTGCCCTTCTCGCTTGACTCGGCGTACTGGCGGTTAACGTACATATCACCCGTCACCTTCCCACCTTCGTGGCTGACGTTCTGCAGCCATGCGCCTACGTGATATTCATTCACCGCCCGAACATCGCGAGCAGACACATGCTTGCCGTCAACCTTCGGGTGGCCAAGCGGCATCGGGTTACGCTCAAGCGTGTTATAGGCCTTTTCGATTTCTGCTGCCGGGTACAACTTCCGGTTCATCACGATATCGTCCACGACAGGCGTGATGCCGCGAACCACGATATGTGGCTTGCCGTCGATGGTTTCAGTGGTGATGTTTGAAGCGGAGTTGACGACGGTCAGCACGTTAACGCGATTGCGTTTCATGCTGGGTCCTCATTGGTGGATTTCAGGCAATAAAAAAGGCCGCCTAAGCGACCTTGCAGTATTGGAGTTATTTAATTCCAATTTTCATTCTTCGGAATAATAACCATTGGCAGAACATTCTGAACTCTTCCAAATGCCACGTTGAAAGCTTCGACTTCCGCGCTTGCCTCAGGAGTCCGGTCCCAATTAAAAGACCCCAAACCAGAGACGCCAGGCTTATCCCATTGGTAAAAGTAGCTACCTTCAACCTCTATGCCGTTGTCTGTAGTTATTTTACAGGTTACTCGGTAGCAACTTGAAACTTCAGACTTATTGATTTCTTTCCAGTCGAAGGTGACTTTTTTAATTTTAACGCCCGTGTTTCCAGAATCCATTTTCAACCTCATTTTTCCTATGAGTTTGTATCCTTTCAGTAAAGTGTTAATGATTCCAGGCTTTTCTTTCTTCCCCCAACTTCTCAGCCAGCCCTTTGTTGAATATGCTGCCGTCGTCGTTGAGCAGGACCGGAATCTGGCTGCAATAGCAGTTGTAACGGTTGCCGTTCTCGGCGTAGAAGTCCCGCACCTGCTCGGTGGTGTAGACCTTGCCGTGACGGCTGGCGTGCCAGCTGCGCGTCGTCGGTTTGAGCGCGGACAGCCACAGCAGGCCGGTATTCAACCCAAGCCGATCCGCCGCCCAGTCCGTTTCGTTCCATTGTGCCTGCCTCAGCGCGCCGACCTGCTCAGTCTGAGCGATGGCCTTGCCCTTCGACATCGACACATCGAGACGCTTGCTGATGACGCTGGCCGTCTCGCGAGGATTCACCCCGCGCGCGACGGCATCGGTGATGATGTTGGTCAGATCGCCACGGGCGGTGTCGCTGATTACCTTCCAGTCGCTAAAAGTTGTCAGTCTGGCGGCAGCCACCTGATTAAGGTGACCGGGGCTGCTTAAAAGCTGCTGTAGCGTTGTCTGGCTGGCATATACCTGCGACTGCTGCGACAGGTTGTTGAATGCCTCCAGCGTGCCGCGCTGCGCCTCTGCGGCGACGTAATCCATCGCCCAGAGGTTGTGTTCGCCGCCTTCCAGCAGGTAATCGTCGAGAATAACCTGCACCGCTTCGAGCAGGTCGGCCAGTTCCTGCGCCGACATGTCGTAGATAAACTTGCCAGCGTTGACCTGGTAGAGCGTTGGCTCTGCACCGTTAACGTGACACAGGAAATGCCAGTTGTGGCTGTTTACCTCACGCTCACGCCCGGTCAGGCGCTGGTCAAACAGTGCTTTCAGAGCGCGCTTGATGCCGAGATACCGATCCTCGATATCCCGGTACATCGCGGTTACCTGCTTGGCCGATCGGGTCGGGTCAACCTTGCTGCGCGGAACTATCGGCAGCCCCACCTTTGCCGTCTGCTCCGGTGTCATCGGCCAGTGGATCATCGGTTGTCACCTTGTCATTCGGGTTAGGTGGTTGCTTTGGTTCAGGCAGAGGGTCCAGGCCTACAATCTCTCGTAGTTCGTTGGCTGTGAATGGCGGCTCGCCACCATAGAAGCCCGACGTTTTCTGGACGATATCAGCCAGTTTCGAAGCGTTCTCGATTTTCTCTTTCTCGCCCGGGGCCAGCAGGTCAGTCCATGAAATGGTGACCTCTCCATTTGTCGGCGGATCGATAATGCCCAGGGTCCAGAAGCGTTCCAGCAAGGCTGTGATTCGGTCGGTCAGGAAGCCGTTGCGGCGGGTATTGCGACGAATGGCCCAGTCGGTTTTATCCTCATCACTCGCCAGGCGCCCGGTCTGCTGTCCAAACAGGATGGTGAACGGGATTTGAACTGATGCCGCCAGTTCGTTGGCGGTGACCTCCCACGTTGGCCCCGGGTCGCCTGGTGTCACGCTTAGGACGTGCATCTGCCCGGCCTGCATAACCGCCGCCGCATCGGTGCCGCGGTTAAGCTTGTTGACCTTGTCGCCCATCGCTTCGCCGAGGTCGGCATAACCAGCCTTCTTCGCCAGATCGGACAGCGTAGCCATGTCGGTTTCTTTGCTGAACTCGACCGCGATCTGCCGGCTGGCATTCTTCAGGAAGCCCTCAGCACCACCGCCGGAAATCTTCTCAAGGTCGAGCCCTTTGTTGTATCCGGCCTCAAGAAGCGGGATACCAGACAGGACGTTGTCATCCTCTGAGCCCTCGCAAAACAGGATCACCCTGCTCGGATGCACAGGCTCACCGCGCGTCGGTCCCACGAAAGCCTCGTCTCCAACCGGCTGCTCGTTGAAGTTGTACATCTTCGGCTGGCCGAACGTTTCGGACTGGCGATCGTTATCCCATTCGGCAACCGTCAACTGCGGCTCCCATACAGGGATCAGCTTAACCAGAGCTGCTTCACCGAGATTCTTCACCAGAGCGGTGTCGACTTCCTCATTCCATGACCGGTTATCTTTGATCTGCAGTAACAGCGCGGAGTAGCGCCCCACCATATTGCGGCGATCGGCATCCTTCACCTTCGGCCACCATTTCTTCATGAACCTGGTGACGTTCTTTTCCCACTGGTTGGTTTTCTTCGCCTCCTGTGACTCATCACCGTCAACGATTACCGGATAGTCCTGCCAGCATCCATCCAGAAGGCGATGCACCACTGCGAAGCCTGCGGCGTTGCGCCGGTACATGTTGTAGAAGTCATGGAAGGTAATGGTGCGCGGATAACCGAACTCCTGATAGAGCGTCGGGCGCTTGGTATTACCCCCGCCGATACCGATGGCGTTAAGGTAATTCGCTCGCCGCATTTCAGTGGCGAGATTGTTCACAGCCAGTTGAAGGCCGTTATCTTGTTCGCTCACTGGCGATGCTCCTTAGAAGAATACTGTGCCGACCTGCTTGCGGTTGTTCTTCGCCACGGCAAAGTAACGAAAGCTGTCGGCGCCGTGCGATGTGAAGTCGTGAAGGGGTTTGTCTTTCCAGCAGCCGCGCTTGTCGTCCCACTCCTTGCGGTAACCTTCGAGGTGGGAGATGCCAACAGCGCACTTCTCCTCATCGAAAACGCAGGACTTGAGAATTTCACGCACCGACTCGATGCCGGTGTCGATCCCCGCTTTCGGCACAACGCGGAAGTTCATCGAATACATTCGGCCATCAATCTCGTAGCCCTCACGCGCCAGCTCTTTGCGAGACTTCGCATCAGCGGCAAACTCGCGGTTCTCGATGTCGTGCGGACCCCAGTGCTCACCGTACTCATAGCCGCGGTCTTTCAGCACCTTCATGTAGTGCCGAAGCCCCTCGCCAGAGTTTTCGTAGTAGTCGATGATGTGAAACTCTTCGCCGACCTCGCGAACGAACCAGATCGCCGTGGAGTCCCCTACACCAATATCCCAGAACGTGTGAACCGGTAGATGTGAGTTATCGGGGATTTTGCCGATCCGCTTGTTGGTGTAGAGCCAGCGGAATTGTTTGGCGTAGTACGCGCCCTCGACCGACTGCTGGAACGCCTCGGCCGGAATGGTCGGGTATTCGCGCTTCATGTCGTCGCCGAGCGTCTTTTCTTTGGCGTAATACCACGCCTTTTGAAGTTCGTTAACGACTATGCCGTGTTTCGCTTCCATCTCAGCGAAGTACTCAAGCAGGCGCGCCGGGAGCGGTTCTACCGGGTCAATTGCGTACTGTGGATTCTTCCACCAGGAGAAGAAGAAAAACTTCCAGTCCAGCGCAGATAACGGCTTACCCTGCAGCAGCGCTTTCTCTGCCGCCTGGCAGTAATCGAAGAAGTAACCCGCCCGGCCCTCTGCGGTGCTCTCGATAGTTGCGAAACAACCTGTCGATACCGCCTCAAACGCACCAGTGACGATTTCACGGGCTTTATCCGGATACTTGGCGCATATCTTTCCAAACTCGGAAACGTGCAGGTAACGCAGCGTGCCGCCACGAAATGAGGTGCTGACATAGAGTGATCCGCCCTTCTTAAAGACCAGTTCGCCGGCTGAGTCGTTGCTCGCCGGATTGGCTGCCTTTATCTCGGCCGGCAGCTTGTCGTAGGCATATTTCACCTTTTCCCGGAACAGGCGCTTTGCGTCATTCAGCGTGTGGGCGATCAGCGCGCACTTTGCCGACTCGAACAGAGCAGCGTCGAGCTGGATGATGCACACCTCTGTGGTGAAGCCGAGCTGACGAGCTTTCAGGATGATGTTTCGGGTGTGAATCCCCTCGAAGTATTCCCGCTGCTCAGGCGTCATCCTGAAGCGAGTCGGCTTGCCTTCTTTGTCGGTGATCCAGTAAAGATTGTTCAGCCGCCAGTCTTTATCAGCTAGCAGCTTGAGATGCTCAGGCTTCATTACGCCCCCTGAGACAGTGAATCCATCAGGTTAGACAGGTCATCAACCGTCTTATTGCCTTCCTCGGTGTCGAGGTTATACGCCTTACGCTCAGCGTTTATCACTTTTATCTGAGCATCGACACCGGCAGTGATCGAGCGAGACATTGAGGCGTGATTGTCTTCCGTAATTTCTGCGTCTTCGAGGAAGTCGCGGAGCTTATTGGTGATGCCGCGCCATGCCGCCAAACTTTCCCGATGAGCCATGACTACAGCGGCCGCCTCATCGGATGCCCGGTCAATAATCTGCTCATCAGTAACCACTGGTGACTGGTTACCGTCTTTGGTTACCGACTTGGTTACCTTGGCTTTCGTTGCCGCCCTGACCTTTTCTGTCAGGTCGCGCTGCCATCCTTCTTTGTTAGCTCTCTTCAGGATGGTGGCGTGGTTAACGCCATGCTTTTCCCCGATGGCCCTTACTGACAATGAACCAGCCCGGTAAGCCGATTCAATGGCCTCCCAATCTGGTGTTGCCATAATTTTGTCCTCGCCTTGACATTATCGAGCCACCTCTGGAAGTGGCTCTGTAATGCCTTAGTTGCAGTGTTACGTTAACTGATATGCACCCGCTGCGCTTGTTATTCCCGGATTGTTTTCTAAACTAACTTATGACTTTGCTCTGCCATGACAAAGTCTGCTGTTCTAACCGTGGGCTCATGGATGAGCCACTCTCAAGCCTTCCAGGCTCTCATTTTTATTCTCACCCAGTAGAAAATAAACCAGCTACGTGGCTACAATCCGTCATTGGCTGGCTGTTCAGCGCCCCGTTTACTTTTGGATATCCTCTTCGGGGTTTTTTATCACGCCGACCTCGCCGTGCAGGAACGGCAATGTAGCCCCGCTACTGACTCACTGCCCGGTAGTAGGCCTGCCAGCGGTACTTATCCAACCGAAGTTGGCGCAGACATTGAGCGGTTTCGACGTCCGATTGCAGGTCTTCGTCGGTATCCTTCCCTGCGTCACTTGCTTTGCACGGAGGGCTCATCAAATCCGGGGATGGCGTTGGCAGCGTCGATAGCTCGCTGGCGCAGCTGCAGAGCATCATCGTCAAACCGGCACACAGTACGATTCGGAGACTGGACATATTTCACCACGTCGCGGGTTATGGTTCGGTAGATGACCTTGCCCTCTTCTGTAGCGGCAGCGGCCTTTTGCTCAACTGGCTGGATAGTCTTCTCGGCTTTCTCCTTCTTCTTCGCCGCGAGGGCGTTGATATGGTCAGCGTGAGAATTCCAGCCAGAACGCCACGAGAAAAAGCAGGAAAGCAGCAGGATGACTACAGCGCTGATGATTGCGGTTAATCGGCTCATGACATGATTACCCCGACAGCCAGAAACCACGGCCACGCGTCATTCCCATTGAAGGCAAGGAGCGCAGAAATAAAGAAACAAATCATGCTCATTTCCGGTCCTCAAGCGAAATTTAATTTCGCAAATTCCCCATGATAGTGAAGCGCATAAAAATCATATGCAAAAGCAGCCTGCCTCTCGGATGAGAAATGGCCTATGTTAATTCTTTTGCCGTCAACTCTTATTCGCGCTCGCCACTTTGAAGCCGCCTTGTGAAAATCAACCCCTTTAAATGAAGAGGCGCCGCCCTTTGACCGCGAATTTCTGTTGTTTTGCAATGTGCTCGCCACCCGAAGATTCGATAGCCGGTTGTCGGACTTTATGCCGTTTATGTGATCGATAGGTCCTGGCGGCCATTCACCGAAACTTAGCAGCCACGCCAGTCTATGTGCCTTGTACTTGACTCCTCCTAATCCAATCAGCACATAGCCTTTTCCATCACCGCAACCAGCCACCATCCCTTCAAAGGTATTATTTGAGTTCAACTTCCAGCGTAGTTGTCCATCCTCTGGCGAGTAACTTAGAAACGATGAAGCGACATGAAAATCAATCACTTTGCCACCTCCATGTAACAAACTTCACGCTCAATCTCGCGGCGAGTTACCAGGCCTTTCCACTGCTTGCCCTTGGCGTAAGTCCAGCGGCGCAGCTGGTCGCACGCACCTTTCTGGTCGCCCTGGTTGATTTTGCGCAGCAGCGTGGAGGTCTGGAAGTTGCCAGCACCAACGTTATAGGCGAACGAGTACAGAGCCCCGCGCATTGTCTCGGGGATCGGCTTCTGGATGTATGGGTTAATCTGGCGGGCTACGGCGTTCAGGTCTTTGCTGAGCAGCGCACGGCATTCAGCCTCGGTGTACTTCTTATCGAGCATGATGTCTTTGCCAGTGTGGCCATAGCAGACCGTCCAGACCCCTACCACATCCTGATAGGGGGCGTATCGCACGCCTTCAAGACCATCGTTCCCGGTTGGGCCAGTGATGAGCGCAGAGGCAATGGCTATGGCGCCACCACCGCCGGCGATCACGCCAATCAGTTTTTCCCTCATTGATGGCGTCATGCTCACCCCTGTGTATCACTTGCGATCCGCTTTAAGGCCTCGGTTACCACTTCGGCTGAAGCCGGGCGGTCACCCCCTGGCTTTGCGGAGACATCAGCCAGATAACTGGCCAACAGCTGCGTGCGCTTTTTCTCTTCATCCAGTCGCTCTCGCTCTTCCTTGCGCTTTGCGTAATACGTTTTGATTGTGAAGAAAGCAGAGATCAGGGCGCCAATGATGAAGACATAATCCTGCAGACTCAGGACGGAAAAGATACCAAGCAAGGCTGACCACCAGTAAGGCAGATTGTGACCATCGGTTGGGTTCATACGTTGCATCTCTCACCTCCGATAATGTTCGGGGTGCTATCTGTAGTCAGTAAAAGATTCAGGGCCGTCGGGCTGATTTACCAACAAAGCGTCGAGGGTGATTCCCGCGACCCTGAAATAAAAAAAGGCCACGCTAAAGCGCAGCCCTTAAATGTCTTATGGTTTGTAGCAATGCCGTAATCAGGCGAAAAAAAAGCCCGCTCAGAGGAACGGGCAGAAAGTAGGCTTACTAGGTAGTAACAAACGAAAGCGCACCTAATAGTCCGAGCTACCGATTTACCAGGAGAGCGCTCGCTTTTTCCGTTACTGCCTTTTAAACATAGATGGAGGAGCCGAAACAGCAACCCCACTACCAAATGTCTTAGTAGTACTGCGTGGTGCCGGGTGCCTCCCGGTGAGCATGTCCCAGCCGACATGGCCCGCGCTGCATTTACAGATCACTGTAAGTGACTGGTCGCCCCACCGCACAGGGGGATTCACCACACGAATAGATTAACAAGATGTTAATTTTCTGGTCAATAAGATGTAAGCAAATGATGACATGCAGTTTTCTTATTGCAGAGTAACTTCAGTCTGGTTCAGAGCTCTTACCGGCGGGTGTCGACGTGTCGTGCAGCACGTCTCTACCCAAGAGCCCTGACCGGATTGCACAACCACACTTTCGCAGTGGTCCGCGCTCATGCCCTTGAGTCCATGCCGCATCATCGCCGCTTATAACCGGTGCGCGTCTGGCATTCGCGCTGCTTTACCGGGGCTTGTGTTGTTTATGAACCCTTACCCATCACCACACAGGCTCGCAATTACGCGACTCGGGGCAGTATCACTACTGCAGCATGGCCATTAGGCCGCGGTCGACCCGTTCCTATTCACATTTCCTGCCTCCAGAAACGCAAAAGCCCCGACGTTTCCGCCAGGGCCTTTTTATTCTTCATGCCGCCACTTAAAGTTAAGGCAGCATATCAAAGTAGACTCAAATATGACGCATTTAATCCAGTTTTGCAAGAGTTGAGTCAAAATTTGTCGCCTTTTGTTGTGAACGTGATCGCGTAACCTGCAAAAGAGAATCGCTATCAAGGCGCCGCAAGGTGGTTTTCATCTCCTCCCACCGCTCTGTAAACGTTTCTGACCAGTTCTTCGGGGTCACTCCGACCAGAGAGGCAAGTTTTTGGTATTCATACGTCTCCCGCCCTGCCAGCTCGGCTTTGACATCCTGCGCCGCCAGCCAGATAAGTTGACGGAGGCGATCGACTGTTTTCTTTGCAATGCGCGCGCCGGCCAGCTTCTTGCTGAATTGCTCCCATGCCCACCGGGTGATCGTCTCCTGGTGCTCCCAGCGGATATTGTCGCTGTAGTTCCAGAGCAGCCACGCTTTCTGGTGGTCTTCAAGCGACAGCAGAGCCCGGCGCCAACTGGCCGTAGAATACTCAACGGGCAGAACGAGAGCGATTGAGGAACCTTTTGCGCGCGACTGCTGTCCGGGGATTGGCGGGCTGGATGGGTTTACCATGCGGCCGGTTACCGGGTCGGCTACTTTCTTCCTTCCCCGGCTGCGCGCCGTAGCGGTGAATTGTGCGTTCTCTGCAAAAGCAACCAACTGTCCTTTCGTCGCACCGCTCAGATCCGCGGTGGCCACTATCAGCTGCTGGCGAACATACTCAAGGTACTGGGTATTCATGCTTTCTCTCCTGAAGCCTGATAGATGCGGACGAAATTCTTCAAAATTCGGTAGTCAACCAGTACGGTGCCACGGTGCCGGCATAGACGCAGCTTTTGCCAGCGGTCGCGGATGCGTTCGATAACGTCACGGCTCATGCGGCCTCCTGATGGCGGGCGCGGCGCTTCTCCAACGCGCGGGCTCTGCGGGTGAATATGGATTTGATGCGCTGCAGGTAGGGAATGTCGAACCGGCGCGGCTCGTTATCAGCCTCAAGGCGCTCTACGCGATCCAGGCCAATGCGCTCAATCAGGTGAATGCGGTATTCAACGGCATTTCCGCTTAACTGCCGGTTGCAGCGGGTGCAGGCGGAGTGGACGTTGAAGACGTTGAATTTCAGGTGCGACGCTGCGCCCCGGGAACGGTAATGACTGGCGTCAATAGCGCTGCCGGTCAGGTAGTTGCTCTTGCCGATAAGCGGGCTTCCGCAGCTGACGCAGGACTTACCTTCGTCACGAATGCGAATGTACCGGTTAAAGGCAGACTGAGCCTCTTTATCCCACTGGGCCTTTGTCTTGAATGACTCACGCTTAGCGCGGCGACGCAGGCGCCCCTCCTTCTCGTATTCGCGCTGGCGCTTCACCGCTCTGGCCTTCGCTGCTTCCCGGGCTTTTGCTGTCTGTTTTTTGCCGATCGCGCTGGCGCATTCAAAACTGCATACCACCTGCCCTTCCCGGGCAGGATGGAACCATTCGCGGCAGTGGGCGCATTTACGGCGTGCTGGTTTACGCATGTGGCCTCCTTGCTCTCAGGCGTAGCCACTTCTTATCGACCAGGCGGGCTGTGTAGTCTTTCAGGGTCGGGATATCTGAGGGCTTAACTTCAACCTTGCGTTTGCGGCGCGCCGGCACGCGGAAAATACCGCGCTCCATGACCTTAGCGAGCAGACTGTGCATGCGAAGCCCTCCATTCCTGGGCCCATGCAATCCGACTGCTGGACTTCTCGCTGAACTTCACATTGTGTTCGGTGCCGAACCAGTAAATCGCCTCGATCACCTCGACCATGTAGCGCTTGCTGGATTGAGAGGTACGAACTCCGAAGTAGACGCGGCCGCCGTTGATGCCCGGGGCGGATTTCTGCTCACGCTCCGGGTTTTGCATCTGGCTTACCAGTACGGTGATGAGGTCTTTCCACTCCGCAGGCTCCAGCTTTTCGCCGTGCCAAATCACCTGATCGCTCAGGTCTTTCAAAAGTGGCCACATGAGGCGATTCTGTTTGTCCGTACGGCTTTCTTCGCGCGCCTCGATAATCAGCGGCGATCGGTGGTCGACGGGCAGAGACTGGATGAAGTTGACGACGTTACGCTTAACGTTGTCGTTGATAAGGCAGAATTGTTGCTTCACGCTTCACCTCCAGAGAGGTCAAACGCTGAATGCAGAAAATCGCCGGTGGCCTTCGCCATCGGTGACAGGGATTGCTGTAAGGTTTTGTGCGCCATGTGTCCCCACTTGGCGCCGGGGTAAAGTTGTCAGTTGTCCAGACTGACATTGCTATTATGTATGCTTAATTATGGAAAATCAAACAGCAAGCTTTGTATTTCTTGCGAATAGTAGACTTGACAGCAACATATATCCTCTATTGATCAATATCTTTTGCTCTTCAGGCTCGCCAATCATTGCTTCATACTTGTTAGCGTGTAAAAGATTATGTCGCAATCTGATAATAACCTTTAAACACACTGACAACATTGCATGAATATCTCCATTAGAGTTTTCCAAATTTCTATAAATAGCTTCAGCTAATCCAGTAAGATCGCCCCCTTCCTCTTGCATGGTTAAGGCATACAATCGATGTCGAGCCATTTCCCCTTCCATGTATCTTCCTTGGAAAAATTTAAAAGTCTCGGTGATCACTGGGCTGCATTCGTCTTCAACTATACTCAGGATGCGATTGCTGTATGTATCACTTTCGCGAATACTGCAACGCCTAGAAAAGAAATGATCTTCGCAATAATAAAATGCCATAGTAAACTTCATAGATATTTCATAAAGTTCTTTAGGATATGGGTTACGCTCACCCAATTCTTTCGTTATAAAACTGTTATCCATTAACTCACCAATTAAAAACATATTAGAAACAATAAAAATGATGAAAAAAAACCGCCGGTAGGCGGTTTCTTGTAGTCGACTGGAAGACCGAGTTTATGCTTTTTCGCATTGCTTTCGGTTGGCTCTCAAGCATCACGCAGGAGATGCTCCTCTGGCAAGTTGGTTGTCTGACCTCTCAGTTTTTCGTGTATTAACCTTCAATCGCAACATCAAAGGCAAGAGCTGAACACCCTCTGGGTGAACCGGTAGACTTTGGCCCTGCCGCCGTCTCCACTCTCTTCCCACTATCCAATCTTGATTCATCCCCTGGTCAGACACTCAGATGTTGCGCTCTACAGTGGCATGCGGGGGAATACAAAAACTCGGACAAAATTGGGCCCTCCTTTTCGGATCTCTCGCGGGGATAAACTAATTTAACTACTTGCTGGAAAAAGATACAACCACTAAATGTGTAAATTTAAAAGTTAAAGGTAGCTATTATTTCAAATGCAGTCTTGGCTCTCCGTCTTTCGGCTCCGGCCACTCACGCTGTTTATTGACTGCCAGCTTTTCAATCATTGCCTGCGTAATCTGCTCATCAGTGATGCCTGCACGACGCTGCGCATCCCACAGCAGGAACTGCATATCAGCCCATTCTGACAGGTCGCCGGGCTGTTCAGCGGCTTCCAGTGCTTCTTTGCTGAGGTGCTTCAGCGGGCCAATCGGGCCGACATTACCGAATGTTGCCTGTGACCACTCTGCGTGCTCGCTGCGAACCTGCTCTCGGTCCTTTGCTGGTTGCGCTGGCGGATAATTTGCCAGCATCCAACTAATGACGTAGTCGGCCTTGAACCGCTCAACCGGAAATCCTTCATTCCAGTCACGGAAGTGATAGATAACTTTTGCCAGCTCAGGTTGAAGCGCCACCGGCTCTCTGTCCATTGCGGCCAGCGCGATTTGTGCCAGCTCGATCCGCTCATCCCATGAAACTTTGCAGATAGTGTTGTTATCAGCGAGTTGTTCCAGGCGTTCTCTGGTTATGGTTGATTTGGTCATGGGCTATTCCTCCACGCTTATATCTACGGAAACTTTCATCTTCCCCGCGGTTACCTCAAAGCCAGTAACATCCGCATTAAGCATGTATTCCGAGATAACAAGGGCGAGTAGTTTCAATTTGGCGTCGGTGTTGTTGCCGTTCAGTTCTTCCAGGAGCTCGATAACCGGCGCCATGTGTTCACCCATTTTCATCACTCAGCCTCCACCTTGATGCCAGCGGCGCGCATAGCAGCGACATCACCAGCACGCACACCTTCAGCCAGTAGCCGGAAGGCCCGATTTAGCGTTTTATCGTGAACCTCTGCAAGGTACTCATTGATATCTGGCAGCTTCACGGTGACGGTGCGGGACTCCAGCCCGGCGATGCGCTGGCGCAGTGCTGTGTTATCGTCGAACAGCTCACAGATGTGGCGATTCTGCTTGCGAACGCGATTTTCGCTTTCAGTCGTTTGCTGCTGCGCCTTCTCCAGCGCCTGCTCTGCGGTTGCGCACGCTACGGCGACCTCATGAAGCCGTGATTCTGAATTCTCCAGCGCCTCTACCAGCGCGAGGACGTTGGCAGGACTAAACAACGCAATCGCTCTTGCTGTTTTTGTGTCAGCCATGTCGGCAGCAACAGGCTGGAAAGACACACAGCCATGTCCCTTTTCAAGGCTACCTTTGACGATTACCTCAATACCGCTAAAACCCTTGCGTGTCTGCCATTGGTCTGCGTCAAGTTTCTCAGCAGCAGCCTTCATACGCTGCGCCAGTTCGGTGATGTTGGTCATGCTGCAAGCTCCTTAATCGGGATCCGATTCATGTGCATGGTGTAGCCAGTACGGGCCTCCAGTGCCGCATACTGCTCCAGCAAGTCAGGGTGATGCGTTGCGCCGTTCTTCAGATCGTTGCGGCTTGCCATGATGCAGAACACGCAGCTCAGACGATCATTGCCCAGCGCGTAAGCGTAATGCGGTTCCTGACCAGTCTCGCGGATGGTGGCGAACACTTCGTCGGCCTTCATCTCATGAACCGGCAGCCACTCATACCAGGTCAGAACTGAATTGGAGTCTGTCTCGTTCTTCCGGAACGCCTGCCGCTTTGCGCGACCAGGCGACTCCTGAGCCCGCAGACCCAGGCAGTTAACGATGACCTTGAACCCGTTGGCCTTCGCATAGGCTCTAACCTCGCGTTGGATAGGTCCGCGCTTCAGGTCACTGGTGCACTGCCTGGTACTGGCAGAAGGCCAGCTCGGAACCTCTGGGCGGTTCACGAATCGACGCTCTACCATCTCCAGCAGGGTCTTGTGTGCACGGGCGACGATGAACGGTATGCCTGCGGCCTCTGCCTGCTTCTGGGCCAGCTCCAGCGCTCCTGGCCATTCCATCGCGCCAAGGGACGCATGCACGACAACGAGCTGCTTCGGCGGGATGACCTCAAGTAGATTGATGAGCATCGCCTGGCTGTCTTTGCCGCCAGAATGGTTGGAGACAAACAGCGCGCCAGCAGTGATTAACGAACTAATGTCGGGGATCATTTGGCCCCCTCGCGCAGTTGCTTGGCGAAGTCATCAGCAGCAAGTGCAACCCCTTTTGCTAAAGCGTCAAAAAACTGGTCATCACCAGGAATTCGAAGTTTTGCCGCAAACTCCTCAACCCCATCAGCCTTAATCCCGGCTACGATGCGATCAGTGGCGGGGGTTTTTAGCCCATCGCGCAGTTTTACGTATGCGCTCAGCATGGCCAACTCAGGCACGTCGTCAGCTTTCGAATGATAAGTATCAAGCGCTTCCATCATCAGCTTACTGAACGGTGCCGGCGCTGATTTTTTCAGCGCCACATTCTCCGCAGCCAGCTGCTTAAACGCTTTCGCCAGCTTCAGGAACTTCTGCTCTCTGATCGACAGCTCGCCTGCGCTCTCCAGGGAGGCGATGAGCTCGTTTACTGCCTGTAATGTGATAGTCATTTTCTTACTCCCGCCAGGCACTGGTTAAACAGGTTGGTCATTGGGTTTACGCCGCCAGGACGCTGGCGATACTGAACAGACGGATCGCTTTCGGTTACGGCTGTCGTGTCGATCAGGGTGTAGCGGTAACTCCTGCACTCACCCTCACGCTTAACCTGTCCGTCACGGTGCATCTGCCACAGGGAGGAATTGACCACTGAAGAGTCAAGCCCGGTACCGCGGCGGATATCCTGAAAGCTGCAGCCAGGATGCTGGCCGATGAAGTTAATAACGGCTTGTTTGCCAGAGTTCTTTTTCATGACCGCCCTCTCCCCAGTCCAAATTTCGCCCGAATTTCTGCGATTTTGTTTAACCCCTGCTCCTGACTTAATGGCCGGCCACCAAGTTTTGGAATCTGCTTAACCGGCTCTGGAATCGCTTCTCCTGCGTTTAAACGACGCACCATACGCATCAGCTCATCCTGAGCCTTGCGGCGCAGCTCAGCGTCGCTGAGGCCGTTTGCGCGCATGTCTGCGTACAGTCCAGTAACCATCCAGTAGCAGGCCTTGTGCTTCAGCGTTACCGGCGTGACGTTGTGCTCTGGCCACGGATAGGACTCAGCATCCGGGTATTGCCCGCGGGTCCGGCAGTACTGGTAAACCATATCGACCAGCTCCACTGCATCCGGCAGTCCGGCAGATACGGCTGATTCCGATTTGCACCAGGCGACAAACTGACCCGGCGATGGCATGAATGGACGATCCTGTTTGCGGGCAACGCGCATTCCGGCGTTGATTTGCTCCATGGAGACAATCCCGTTTTCCTTGAACGCCAGAAGCCACTGCCGGCGCATCTCGTTCATCTCCTCGGGTGTTTTGCTGGCCAGCGCCGGGAACACAGCGAGCAACTGGCGGAACAGTTCGTTGAAGATCTCCGCAGTCTTTGCCGCCTGGCGCTTTACTGCCTGCTCGTCCTGCATTTCAGGAAGCCCGGCAGCCACGCGCTGGAAGTTTTCCCGGTCGAAGTTGTGCATGCTTTCAGCGATTGATTTCATTCGAGCACCCCATAAATCCAGTCAGTGTTGTTCAGGTCGACTTTTGGCTTCCCGGCAACCTGAACCCCTGGCGCGCTGCGCTGCATGGTCAGCTTGTCCCACTGCTTGCGCAGCGCTTCAGGGCTCAGGATGTTGCGATGCCAGAACGAGTCTTTGCTGGCCCAGTCGTACATGGCGCAGATATCCTGGTGGCTGCGGTTGTCGATCTGGCGCATCAGTCGAACCGTGTTTGACCAGGCGGTCATGTCAGGGGATTTGCAGGTTGGGTTGATCATCCTGACCCTGGAGAAAATCCACTCGGCAACGCGAACGTCTTCGGCGGTTCCCCACTTGCTTCCGCTGGGTGTGTAAACCGCAGCATCAGGATGAGCAGACAAAAATTTCTTCAGGCGGGCGTCAGAGGATTCGCCAGAATTCTCGGACGAAGATCTTTTAATGTTTTTATTCTTGTTATTACCTTCTTGTTCATGTTGTGCGGTTGTTTGTGCGGCTTCATGTGCGCCATCATGTGCGGGCACCACCTTCAAACCCGCGCCATTGCTGGGCTCGCCATGTGCGGAAGTATGTGCGGCCTCATGTGCGGCTTCATGTGCGGGCAAATTGTCTGTTTTTTGAGCATATTCTGCAAAATTTGTGATGGTGATCACTCTCCCTTTTTGCTTCTCACCTTCGATAGAAATCATCCCTTCGCGCACAAAAACGGCCAGCATTCTCTCCACTGAATCGCGACTAGTAGGATTCCCTTTCCGGTCGCAAAGCTGCAGCCCTAAATCGGCCGCTGTGACCACCAGTTGACCGGGCAGCAGTGACCACTCATGACCTTTGAAAGTCGCTCTGAATGGCTGACGAGCAGCATTAAGCAGCAGGTTTTCCCAGAGGGTTCTGAGGTACACATCTTTTGCCCAGGACTGCTTGAGAACGCTCCGGTACAACGGGATGTAGCCAGATTTCTGGTTTTCCATCCGGTTGCTCCTGAATTGCCCCGGCGCGCCGCCGGGAAACTTGAGTATTTCTGCGGTGTTCATGCTTCACTCTCCCAGCCGGCCTCTTTCAGGAATTCGCGATAGTTGTCCAGGATGGCACGCGCATCAGCTGGTAGTTTAATGTCAGCCTGATCAGCGACTATCTGGAGAAACTGGCGCGCCTTTGCTGCGCTAAACTGCGGCAGCGCCGCGCTGCGGGTTAATTTCGATTTACCCGATGCTCTGGCCTTATCCATCTGGCGAACAGCTACAGAGGCCGCCTGGGGGCCGTGCTCGCGGGATAGTGCAACCGCGGTTGTTGGGGATACCTCGCCGGCACGCACCATGCTGATTAGCTCTTCTCCGCAGGTCAGCAAATGCAGGTGATAGTCGACGTCGGACAGAGAACGCTTAACCTTCTTCGCGATTTCGTCCGGCTCCCACCCCTGATTTCTCAAACGCTGATATGCAGTTGCGCGTTCCAGAGCAGTGAGAGGCTTGCCCTGGTTTCTGGTGACCATGAAGGCGATCCGATCAGCTTCGCTACCGACAAAGTCTTTGCACTCAAGGCGGATGATGTCAGCACCTGCTTTCGTCGCTTCAATGGCGCCGTAATAGCGGTGGTGGCCGTCGATAACCTTCACGCCCTTCTCGGTAACCTGGACGTCCAGCGGAGGCACCGATTCGCCAGCGATAAACGCATCGCGGAACTCAGCGACGTGATCCTGGTCGATTTCGCGGATATTCAGGCCGGGCTCGACGTACAGCTCTGACAAAGGAACGGTGTAAGTTTTGTTAACCACCGTTCCGGTGCCGTTTTTGTCTTTGTGCTTGTAAAGCTGGTAAAGTGAACTCATAATTATTCCTGTGAATTGATCCAGTTAATTCGCGTAGAAAGCCGTTAGTGTTACCGCACTGCGGCTTTCGCCCTTCTGTTCCCACTCATGCTTCAAAGTCACCTTTCTCTCCCGGCCTGTTAGAAATCAGGATGGCCAGCAGTAGCGACATGTTCGGCAGCAGACTTTCCCGCCAGCGACTCACCGTCGACTTATTCACTCCGGCCACTTTGGCTATAGTTGTGGTCCCCAGTTCAGCTATCTGGCTGTGTAACCAGCTTTCTATCCTGCGAGCCTCCACTTTGTTGCGTGTCGTTGAACTCTCCATTTGTGATACTTCCTCTGGTGTTGTTTGGAATGGCCGCCAGTCAGGCGGCTTTAGGCTTGCTGACTTCCCGGATCTGCGCAGCAGTAAACTGGCCGCCAGAAGCGAGAGCGATTTTTTCTGCGTAATTGGTCTCGTCGGTGTAGTCCGTTCTCGGCAGGCTTCCGTTGGCAATCCACTTGTAAATTGCGCGCGGAGAGCAACCACAGGCTTTAGCTACAACAGGAACGCGAATCTTTTTGATGATTTCGCCAAGACTGTTAGGTGCCATGTTTAACCCTCAATAATGAACTGTAAGTACATATTAAGTCGGAACTGATAGTTCACGCAAGTGATATTATGATTGAACATATGGTTCACGAAGAAAGAGCGCGAAAAGAATTTTCTCTGAGGCTAGCGCTGGCCTGCGATAAAGCTGGATTGATGCCACACGGTCGCCAGGCTGAGATCGCCAAGAGAATGAAGTTGACACCGAAGGCCGTGAGCAAATGGTTTAATGGGGAGTCAATACCAAGGAGGGGGACGCTACAGGCTTTAGCGTCCCATATAGGCACGTCTGCATCCTACCTACTTGGCGATGCTGACGATGATGGTATTGAACCAGGATCGGCAACCAATCGAAAAGACATCTTTAGGATTGACCTCTTGGATATCGCCGTCAGCGCTGGTCCAGGGGTGATAAACCAAGAGTTCGTTGAGATACTCCGTTCAGTTGAGTATGCGCCAGCTGAGGCTAACCATATGTTTGATGGGCGCAAAGCTGAGAACATCAGGATTATCAACGTCCGCGGCGACAGTATGTCAGGTACGATTGAGCCGGGAGATCTGTTGTTCGTCGACGTCAGCGTAAGGAAGTTTGACGGTGATGGAATTTACGCCTTCCTGTACGACGACACTGCACATGTTAAGCGCCTGCAAAAGATGAAGGACAAGCTGCTGGTTATATCTGACAACAAGAGCTATGCCCCTTGGGAACCGATCGAGAAAGATGAGATGAATCGGGTGTTCGTGTTCGGCAAGGTGATCGGCAGCATGCCGCAGACGTACAGGAAGCACGGGTAAAGCCTTAGCACGCAGAGGAAGCATGTCTGATCTGATTATCCCAATACTCATTACTTTGCTGATTATCGGACTGGTTGGGATCGTGCTCAGGCTAGATAAGATTTTCTTCAAGCGAAGGGATGAGCGGGATGACTTTGAATAAGCCAGACCGGTAATTGCAAACTGCAGCATAACTTTTGATCCGGCCACCGCGCCGGATTTTTACTGCCCTACTCTTCCCTCAGCATCAGCACGTCCAGTGCCAGCTCCACTGCCAAACAACCCCTACCAAAAACAAAACATAAAATAATTATACTTTAAGTTCATTGACTTACATTGAAATGAACTATTACCAAATCAAAAATGTACTTTTGGTACTTTACATTGATGAACCATTAGTACATTATCATCTCATCCAAACAACACCGGCAACGCCGGGGTGAAGTCAAAACGTCCCGTTAGCCGCGATAAGGCAAAGGTGAAGAGATGATCCGTGAAGAAGATAAAACTGAGTGGTTTAAGTTTCTGGCACACGCATTCGCCATCGTCGTATGCGTACTGATAGCAAGCGCATTCTGCCTGATGCCTGGTGGTTCAGCATGAGCAGAAATGGCATTCGTTCACTGATTTACTGCCTGCTGATCTGCGGCGTTATCTGGACAGCGTTGATTATCAAAATTCTGCACGTTACGGGGGTGTTCAATGGCTAACTCAATTCCTAACAGCGGACGCGCCGTGATGATGCGTAACGCTAAAACAGGCGCCACCTGGAAGGTTTCACGTGACTACCTGAAGGACACCTTCTGGTTCGAACCGCAGGGCAACCTGCGCCACATTCGCAAAGCATTTGAGGCACGCGACCTGTTGCCGAACCTGGTGCCAGCCGGGACGCATTAACCGCGCATATCAGCGCACGAAATTAACTGAGCTATCAGGCGGCTTTTATCGCGCCGGGAATTCTTACAACCAAATTTCAGGGGAAACCATGAGCGAAATAATGGATTTAACCGTCATCGAAATAAAACCAGAACAGGCACCGACCCTGTACCGGGCTGGCGGTCTTGACGCTTACCTGGAGCAGATTCGACAGGCCGTGAACGAGGTTCCGGACCTGACCACCAAGAAAGGGCGTGACCGTGTTGCGTCTCTGGCGGCGCAGGTATCACGCAGCAAGACGGCAATCGAAAAGCCGGGGCGCGAGTACCTGAAACGCCTTAAAGAGGCTGTGCGCCCTGCTGAGGCGGAAATTAAGCGGTTCGTTGACGCATGTGACGAGCTGCGCGATGCGACACGTAAGCCGTTGACCGAATGGGAGGCCGAGCAGGAACGCATTAAGGCCGAAGAAGCCATGAACGCACTGCATGCCGAAGCGCTGGCCATGAATGAAGAGTTCGATCGGCAGCTGGCAGCTCGTATTGAGTCTGACCACGAAATGGCCCTCCTGATGAATGACGCTTTCGACCGTGAGCAGGCCGAGAAAAAAGCAGAAGCCGAGCGCCAGCGCATTGCCCGCGAAGAAGAGATCAAGCGCCAGGCAGAAGAGAAAGCGAAACGTGAGGCAGCAGAACAGGCACAGCGTGAAATTGACGCTGCAGCCGCCAGAGAGCGCGAAGCGATTTTGGCCAAAGAGCGAGCCGAGCGCGAACAGCGAGAAGCAGCTGAACGTGCTGAGCGTGAAAAGCAGGCCGCTGTGGAAGCAGAACGCCGCAAGGCACAGGAAGAAGCCGATCGCATCCGCCGCGAGGCAGAGCAACGCGAACTGGCCCGCCTGGCGGAGGAGAAGCGCAAGGCCGAAGAAGAATCGCGCCGCGCCGCTGATGTTGAACATCGCCGCGGAATAAATTCAGCAGCGGTACAGGCTCTTATCAATCAGGGCATCCCTCATGAATGGGCTAAAGCCTGCATCATTGCTGTAGCTCTCGGGAAAGTCCCGGCTACAACCATCAAATACTGAGGTGGTTATGAACGCATACCGCGCATACGACGTAATCGAAGAGCGTAAGTGGGCAGAGCAAACGCTCACCGAAGAGAAGCAAAAGTGGATTGACGATCGGGCGCAGGAAATTATCGACGCTCTGCCGAAAGAGCCGTCAGGCCTGTTCCGCTTCTCTGTACCGATGGACAAAAGCCCATACGAAGGCCTCCGCAGCGATGCAGCTGGCGAGGCATATAACGATCTCATCTCGGCAGTAGCTTACGCCCAGGCGGAATACGACTGGGACCACCGCACCGGCTGCCCGTTTTAACTTTGGGGAATAGCAATGGCTAACGAACTTGTGATTACAGCCAGCTCTCTTGCTGAGCGAGGCATTGACGGCGCCACCTGGAGCGCCCTCAAAAACAGTATTTACCCTGGCGCCAAAGACGAATCAGTAATGATGGCGCTGGACTACTGCCGGGCCAGAAACCTCGATCCGCTTCTGAAGCCCGTTCATCTGGTGCCAATGAGCGTTAAGGACTCGAAGTCGGGTAAAAGCGAGTGGCGCGATGTGGTTATGCCTGGCATCGGGCTTTATCGGATTCAAGCCGATCGCTCCGGTTCTTACGCTGGCGCAAAAGAACCAGAGTTCGGCCCGGACGTCACTCTGACGCTTACCGGTATTGAGGTGACAGTTCCTCAATGGTGCAAGTACACGGTCAGCAAGCGCATGCCGAGCGGGGAGATCGTCGAATTCAGTGCGAAAGAATACTGGGTTGAAAACTACGCCACCGCCGGCCGCGACACTACCGCGCCAAATGCTATGTGGAAAAAGCGCCCTTATGGCCAGCTGGCGAAGTGTGCCGAGGCCCAGGCTCTGCGTAAGGCGTGGCCTGAAATTGGCCAGCAGCCCACTGCCGAAGAGATGGAAGGTAAAACACTGGAAGTTGATGCGCGTGACGTAACGCCGCGCAGCACGACAGAGGCACTCCCCCTGGTGGCCAGTGAGGAAACGCTGCAGGCAATTACCGACCTCCTGACGTCCATGAATAAGGACTGGGAGCAGGACTTCCTGCCTCTGTGCAGCAACATCTTCAAGCGTGACATTTTCCAGGCATCACAACTTACCGAAGAAGAAGCGCAGAAAGGCTTTAGCTTCCTCCAGAAAAAAGCGCAGGTGGCAGCATGACACCAGAAATTATCCTTGCACGCACTGGCATTGACGTTACCCGCGTTGAGCAGGGTGATGAATCCTGGCACCGCTTACGCCTGGGCGTGATCACCGCCTCGGAAGTCCATAACGTCATTTCGAAGCCGAGATCAGGCACCAAGTGGACTGACATGAAAATGTCTTATTTCCACACGCTGCTCGCAGAGGTTTGCACCGGCTCGGCGCCGGAAGTTAACGCCAAGGCACTGGCCTGGGGAAAACAGTACGAGGACGACGCTCGCACTCTTTTTGAGTTCACCACCGACGTGAAGGTAACAGAGTCGCCGATCCTTTTCCGTGACGAAGGCATGCGTACCGCCTGCTCACCTGATGGCCTGTGCAGTGATGGTCGCGGCCTTGAGCTGAAGTGCCCTTTCACCTCTCGCGACTTCATGAAATTCCGGCTTGGCGGCTTCGAGGCTATCAAATCCGCCTATATGGCCCAGGTGCAATTCAGCATGTGGGTAACCGGAAAGGATGCCTGGTATTTCGCGAATTATGACCCTCGCATGAAGCGAGAAGGCATTCATCACGTGGTTGTTGAGCGCGACGACAAATACATGTCCGACTTCAACGAAATGGTGCCGGAGTTCATCAGCAAGATGGATGAATCGCTGGCGGAGATCGGCTTTACCTTCGGGGAGCAGTGGAAATGAAACATTACCGCGACGCCATAACCGTAGGAAAAGTGAAGTGCATGTACTCCGTCCTTCATCGTGGCTGGCTAATGCCATGGGGTGAAGTGGTAAGAAACCCGTTAAAGGCTCAGCGGCTGGCTGAAGAGCTGGACACGAAAAGAGGTGCGCAATGACATATCAATTACATGTCGGACGCTGTGAAGAAGTTCTCAAGACGCTGCCGGATAACTCAGTCGATGCCATCGTTACAGATCCTCCATATGGGCTGAGCTTCATGAACCACAAATGGGATTACGACGTCCCTACCGTCGACCAGTGGCGGGAATGTCTGCGCGTTCTCAAACCTGGTGGACACCTGCTGGCATTTGGTGGATCACGTACCTATCACCGACTTGTTGTTAACGCTGAGGATGCTGGCTTCGAAATCAGGGACCAAATCCTATGGATTTACGGTAGCGGCTTCCCTAAGTCACACAACCTCGATGGTGATTTTGATGGCTGGGGAACGGCGCTGAAACCTGCGCATGAACCGATCGTAATGGCTCGAAAGCCATTCAAGCAAACCGTGTCAGCCAACATGAACGAGCACGGTACCGGAGCAATCAATATCGACGCCTGCCGGATACCGACCGATGAGGCGCTTAATGGAGGCACTGGCGGCCTGCTTTCGCATCAGCGTGACGGTACCCAACCGGTTGCCGACTACGAGCAGGCGCCGGAAGGACGCTGGCCGGCCAACATTATTCACGACGGCAGCGAAGCAGTCGTGTCGGCATTTCCGGATGCGAAAGGACAGCAAGGGGATTTGAAGGAAACCGGACGCGCACGACCATCTCAGGGTCGATATGGAGATATGGCGCCGCCAAAGGCGCATGCTGCCAGGGTTGAAAGTGAAAAAAGCGCCGCCCGCTTCTTCTACTGCGCCAAGGTCAAACCGAAGGAGCGCGACGAAGGCCTCGAGCGATTCATAGCGACATCAGCCAGCGATATGACCGGCGGCCGTAAAGAGGGAAGCGTCGGCATTAACGACCCGCGGTCCGGTGCCGGGCGTACAAATGGCGCTAAGAACAACCACCCTACCGTTAAGCCGATCGCTCTGATGAGCTATCTCTGCCGACTAATAACCCCACCAGGTGGAACCGTGCTTGATCCGTGGATGGGAAGCGGGAGTACTGGCCGGTCTGCCATTGAGGAGGGTTTTAACTTCATCGGAATCGACCTGAACCCGGATTACGTAACCATTGCTTCCGCGCGGATCGCTTACTCCTTCAAAAAATCGACGGAGGCAGCATGACGCCAGAAGAACAGGAAAACATCCTCCGCGCCCAGGCTCGTCGCTGCGCAGAAGAGATAGCCAAAGCGATGAGCGCAAAGCCTAAACCGAAATGGAACGCTGTATGCCCCCCATCCTTCGCAAGCACTACGAGAAGGTAAAGCCGATGGATATCAGCCTGGTGAAATTTGTTAGCGTTATTGGGCGCATGAACAAAAGGTATGGAGTGGAATCATGAGCAAATACCCAAGAGTCGGCAGTGTTGCCGCCAAAAGCAAAAATACCTCTGCCAAATGCAAGTGCGGTGCAGTTGCGAAGTTTAAAACCACGGTGGAAGTAAATGTTTTCCGTGGTGATGACGAAGTGGTCTGGTCTTGTAACGAGCATAAAAAAGACTGTTCATTTTTGGTCGACTGGCAAGGCGGTGCAGCATGAACAGAGCCTCTCCCGTTGATTTAAGGAAATGCCTTGAGGCTGCGCATGGCCTCGCTCATATCGGCATCCGTTTTGTGCCGATCCCGGTAGCGACAGAGGAAGAGTTCCAGGCACTGTCTGCCGAGCTTTCACGAAAGCTTGAGCAGATGGCGGTTGAAGCGGAAAAAAGCGAAGGCGGTGCAGCATGAGCAATCCCACTGATGATGAAATCCTTCAAATATTGCGAGAGCACAACTGGTGCATGACGTATGTCGTAGCCTATTGGTTGCGACAAAAATATAAGGAAATCAATACTCCTTACGTGCTTCGCAGGCTGAAGAAAATGGAAGTGGCAGGAAGCGTTAAGCGTGTAAAAAGTTTTTATAAGCGACAGATTCGCTGGGAGGCGGTATGAGCGCAGAAATCATCGATCAGGCCAACGAGCTGGCAGAGCGCCGGCTGGAAATGACCATCCAGAACATGCGCATCAATCACAACGCTATTTCAGCTACTCACTGCCGCGACTGCGGGGAAGAGATACCCGAGCGGCGCCGGGAACTGGTGGCGGGTTGTCAGCGCTGTGCTGACTGTCAGGAAGAAGAGGAATTACGCGGTAAGCATCGGAGGTGATATGGCATCTGACAAACCGATAACAGCACAGCAGGCCGCCGATTTGCTCATCGTGTCGGCGCGGGTGATCTACCGTCTAATTGAGTCTGGAGAGCTCGCCGGCCGCAAGGTCGGCAATAAGTACAGAACGACCGAGGCTGCGTGTATTGCATATTTGAAAACCCCGCGCGATCCTGTCATCGCGAACGCGGGTGAACATAAAGGAGAAGTTTTATGTCAATCACCCTCAGGGGCGGCGTGTGGCACTGTCATTTCTTTACGCCGTCAGGAAAAAGAGTTAGGCGATCTCTTGGCACGGGGGACAAAAAGCAGGCTCAGGAGCTCCACGACAAGCTGAAGGCGGAAGCGTGGCGGGTTGACCAGATCGGCGACCTGCCCGTCAGAACCTTCGAAGAGTGCTGCATCCGGTGGCTGCGGGAAAAGGACCATAAGCGATCGCTGGATGATGACAAAACCAAAATTGAGTTTTGGCTGCAGCATTTTTCCGGCCGTGATGTCTCGAAGATAACGGCGGAGGAAGTTCACGAAGCCGTTAATGGGATGATCAACCGTAAGCACCTGCAGGTGTGGGAGAGTAAGCGTGATGCCGCGATGAGGAAGGGAAAGCCGGTTCCGGAGTACAAACCACGGCAGGTTTCGCAGGCTACGAAGGCGCAACACCTTTCCTTCATTCGTTCCCTTCTCAGGGCCGCGGCGAATGACTGGGGCTGGATAAAAACAGCCCCTGTTATCAAAACCCGCAAGCCGATCAGTAAGCGGATACGGTGGCTGACCAGAGAAGAAGCTGAGCGGCTGATCGAGTGCATGCCGGAGAGCATTAAGCCAGTGGTGATATTTGCACTGGCAACCGGCCTGCGCCGCTCAAACATCATCGGGCTTGAGTGGCAGCAGGTCGATATGCAGAGAAAGGTTGCATGGGTAAATCCGGAGAACGCAAAAGCGGGCAAGGCGATTGGCGTAGCTCTGAATGATACCGCATGCAGGGTGTTAAGGGATCAGATAGGGAAGCATTCCCGATGGGTATTCGTTCACACCACGGCAAAGCATCGCCCTGATGGGACACTGACGCCCGCAGTTAGAAAAATGCGGGTGGATGACAATAACGCCTGGCGCGCCGGGTTGAAAAAAGCGGGGATCGAGGATTTCCGTTTTCACGACCTCCGGCACACCTGGGCGAGTTGGCTGATCCAGTCCGGCGTCCCGCTTTCTGTTTTGCAGGAAATGGGAGGATGGGAGAGTATCGAGATGGTGCGTCGTTATGCTCACCTGGCGCCGAACCACCTGACCGAACACGCACGGAAAATTGACGCCATTTTTGGCGCTAGCGACACAAATACGACACAAGGAGGAAATCAGGCTGGTTTAAAACTGGCGTAAGTAACTGATTCTTAATGGTACGCCCTACAGGGTTCGAACCTGTGACCTACGGCTTAGAAGGCCGTTGCTCTATCCAGCTGAGCTAAGGGCGCCCTGAGAAGCGAGTGCTTCGCGGAGTGAAACGCGTGGAATTATACGGTCCACGTCGGTTGAGTCAATCCATTTTGCCAGGAAACTGCGGGCTTATACGACGCTGGCGAAATATCCTCCACCAACTGTACAAGAAGCATACCGCCGGGCCTAATGCGCGCGTAAATCGACTCAGTGGCCAGGCGCAACGCACTTATAACCATGTAATAACTATGGCCATAACAGGCTAAATTAGCCTCAGACAGGATAAAACAGCAAACGAGGACTGACAGCGAGGCCCGCTTCTGACAAAATATCCTCATCCCCCTTTCGTAAAGATACAGATGGAATCCTCTCTCTGATGGCAGCAAAAATTATTGACGGTAAAACGATTGCGCAGCAGGTACGCTCTGAGGTTGCGGAAAAAGTGAAGGCTCGCGTTGCGGCCGGAAAACGCGCCCCTGGGCTGGCCGTGGTGCTGGTCGGCAGCAACCCGGCCTCGCAGATTTATGTCGGCAGCAAGCGCAAAGCATGTGAAGAAGTGGGCTTCGTCTCCCGCTCTTACGATCTCCCGGAAACCACCAGCGAAGCCGAGCTGCTGGAGCTTATCGACACTCTGAATGCCGATAAGACCATCGACGGTATTCTGGTTCAGCTGCCCCTGCCGGCAGGGATCGATAACGTCAAAGTTCTCGAGCGCATCGCGCCGGATAAAGACGTCGACGGCTTCCATCCTTACAACGTTGGCCGCCTGTGCCAGCGCGCGCCGCGCCTGCGTCCATGCACTCCGCGCGGTATCGTGACCTTGCTGGAACGCTACAATATCGACACTTACGGCCTCAATGCGGTGGTCATTGGCGCCTCCAATATCGTCGGTCGCCCGATGAGCATGGAGCTGCTGCTGGCCGGCTGCACCACCACCGTCACCCACCGCTTTACAAAAAACCTGCGCCATCATGTCGAAAACGCCGACCTGCTGATCGTCGCGGTGGGCAAACCGGGCTTTATTCCTGGCGAGTGGATTAAAGAAGGGGCGATTGTGGTCGATGTCGGCATCAACCGTCTGGAAAGCGGCAAAGTGGTCGGCGACGTGGTGTATGAAGATGCCGCCGAACGCGCGTCCTACATCACCCCGGTTCCCGGCGGCGTTGGCCCGATGACCGTCGCCACCCTGATCCAGAACACGCTGCAGGCGTGCGAAGAGTATCACGACGTTGAGGAGGCCTGA